ACCATCTGATAATTCTTTGTCTAAGATTAGTGCGTTTGGAACTTGAGTAAAGTTACCATGCAATCTTGTTTTCATTTATCTCTCCTTAGTCTTTCACCTCCGTAATCATTACTGATAACGCAGTCATTTTTGTTGTCATGTGCTTCTCATCAACAATCCAAGCATCCTTCTCATCCGGGTCACTCATAAATCTAGCTAAGTTCTTCACACTTACATCAACGAAGTTACCATCTCTTTTTGCTAGAGTAAGTTTCTCTGCATCAGTAAAGGCTGTTGGGTCAATGATATCTTTCTTATTACCACCTTTTAAAGTGATAGCATAACCAGGTGCTTTAGCTTTTTTCGCCCCTAAGTTTAGCATAAGCTTCTTAACGTCATCTTTCATAGCTTTCATGTTCTTCTCTTGTATTGCCCACTTCTTTACGGTGTCAACGTCTCTCGCCATATCAGGTGACAATTCAATAGTTTCGCCTGAACCAAGACAGTTATGTGCAAACTTACATATTGAACATAAGTTACCGACACGACGGTTCACGTCATTAATTGAAAACTCCATCATGTCTTTTTCTTTGTTTACAAACTGAATGTAGTCTTCAATAACACTGACGAAACTGAGTGCATCATCTTGAGCAATAAGGACTTCTTCTATCTCGAAAGGGATATGGTACTCCTGCTCTCTACCGTCATTGATTTCTATTGCATACACATAGATATCAATCTCTTCTGGCTTAATACCTTTCTTTTCTGCAATGTATTGTGCTTGCATGTTCGTCTGTCTCACCCAATAGTCATGTGGCTCAGTAGGTATCGCATTTGATGTTTTCAATTCATACAGTATGTACTTTGCACCTTTTCTCTTTGACCTGTTTATGAAAGCCTTCGCTTCTTTTGACTTAATAGTACCTGGGTTTGCCAAGTCTATCAATAGGTCTGGGTGAACTTGAATGAAACTAAACTCTTCTGTTCCGTGGTACTCTCCCTGCTTCTCGTAGAGTACCCCAAGTTCATCTAGGTTAGCTTCTATAACTCCTTCTGCAATATTACCTTTACGCATACGTATAAACTCTGATAATGTAGGTGGCTGTTCTCCAAAAAGAATTGGGAATGCAGCTTTCCTTGCACACCCAGATACTGTAGAAGCACCAACCTTTACATCGTGACCATCATACGTCAAACGCTCATGACTTGTTCTTGCCTGCTCTTGCAGAAAGGCGGTGAGCATTAATTCGCTGAAATTCATACGTCATCCCTTTCGCAAATATACTTGTCTTGCAAAAGCTTAAAACCATAACGCTTAAGTACCGTCGCAGACTTTGGCTTAACATCAGACTTTTTAATAATAAAAGTTTTATCTGTTGTTTCAAAGTCAAGTTTCATTCTTCCAAGATTTTGGACTATGGATGGCACACGAACCTTACTCGGTGCAGGTACATTTTCTACTACTTGTGGACCTCTGTAGTCTATACCACACTCAAGATCATCCCTGCTAGACATTCCAGCATCAAGACCTATACCAAGTGCACCAAGTGCACGTCCTCGGCTTGATGTCTCGCAAAACCTAAACGCATCAATAACTCTATCTTTATTTCCAGACATGTTTTCTGCTGCTGTTCCGTTCACCATAAAAAACTCTTCACCTTTACTGTTTCTTCCAAGTACCTGTACTTCAAAAACAATATATGAACCATCCTTTGTATGCTCCCAATAGTGTGATGATTTCATAAACATACCCTTTGGCTGATATTCTTCAACAAAGATTTTGTTTTTCTCTGCCACAGTCATATATTGCTGTAGCTCTTCAACCGACATTGTGTTACTCATACCTTCTCCTTATAAGAAAATTTCGTGTAATAGCCTCCACACGAAGAGGAAAAATTGTGCTATTCTTGTTACTATCCAACTAAGGAAGTTCAATTATAGACGACCCATTCAAATGCAGCTTGCTCTGCATTAACTATTAAGCAGGGGTTATCTTCATCATCTAAGTCATAATCATATACGATATCAGATGCATCACACCCAATAATCTTCTTAAACTCTTCATCTGAAATGTCAATATCACATCCAATCGAGTCATCATATTCACTGAGTGCAAACATGCCATCAAGACACACTGTTCTATACTCAGTTTCTTCTTTGTTTATTTTAAAATCAGATAGTACATGTCTTAGTGCAACACCTACATTTCTCATTACTCCTCCATTAAACTCAAGCAAGAGCCCACCTCTATCCACAGGATATCCGACATCCTCACCATCAGACTGCCACATGCTTGTATTTTCTGCATCTGTTACGATCCATTCATTACTCACAAGCCAATCAAATGCCTTCTTCTTTTCTTCTACGGTAACAAATTTTATATTACCATAGACCTCTACATATGTACTCATTTTATCTCCCTAGATATTTTTTGCTATCAACCATGTTTACGATAGGTGACAACTTGAATAGTTCGTCAGCTCTAATAAATAAACTCTCAGAAGGACCGTCTAAACTCAGCTCTTTTTCAAGAAGAGCAAATCGCTTAAGGTACTCTGGTATTGACAGCTTTTTTAGTTTCCCGATTTACCCACAAAGGTAACTCGAATTTTAGCTTTACTTTTTAGATATTTATGTACCCATTGAGTAATACTCATATCAATTAGGTCCTCTTCTGGTATTGTGAATTCAAAAACCTCACCTGCACTATATACTGCTTTTTTACCGTCAAATGAAATGATACTACTTTGTTCTACTGTAGTTCCAACTTTGTCTGACAATACCTCCGCTAGAGTACCATTCATAAGTAGCTCAGGCTTGATTGTAGCTGTCTTATTTTTCCCTTTTTCTACTTTAACTTTCATCATTTTGCTCTCCTTGGAAATTCAAATCCTCTACATCCTTTGATGCGTTGCTGTCGTGTTGTCATAGGCTCACCCTTGCTATCAGTAACAACTTTATCATACCCATCACGCAACGTCTTTGTTACATGTTCATGTTGAATGTTGATAGGGTAGACAAAATCTGACCTGTGCTTGTAATCTTTGTCTAAAGCTAATGCCTCTGCAACCTTTTGACTTACGATATAAATCTTACTGTCATCGTGTTCTGGTATCTCTCCGTATACTTCCTCCTTTATTGCAAATATATTACAGTCCATTACAGACCCCTGTAGTAGTGATGATTTCTGAACCCTAAGTAGATCCTTCCCTCTTGCCGGACCTGCACTAAAACCAGATGCCAAGTCCTCCATGTTGTGAGGAGTGAGGTTTATAAGCTCCACTGCTCCACTCACTATGTCTTTTAAATTTAACAAATCATTTCCTTTTTGCTTCTAGGTTAACAGTGTCTATAGCACTGAGTATATGTTTCGTCTCAAAGGTACGCCATAGGCTAATACAGAATACACGCCACTTACCTTTGCCCCATTCGTATTCACGGCTCTTTCCGTATTTCTCACCCTCTTCTCTTGATAGGAATACAGAGTCTGTATGCCAGTAGGTAAATGTGTTACCGTCATTTTCTGCAAGCTCAAACATTTCCTCTGTGACTTCATCTTCATCGATGTTGTTTTCACAGTAGTCACGGATCACTTCTGGATACCATGTTCTCTCTATTTGAAATAGCCAAATAGGTTCAGACGTACCTTCTGCTCCACGAGGGCCATTCCCTTTACCTATGTGTGCTAGGCACTTCATATCAGGAACATCTACTGGATGAACACGTTCTAGTCTGTCAAGCAAGGAACACACATCATTATTGTTTCTTGAGTCATCAGTCTCACTAAACATATGGTTTTCAAGAACTGATTTAATTTCAAGAAAAAATTCTCCCGGTATAATTACGCTTCTCATTTTTATCCTTTATATTTTAACTACAGTTAATTTTGTATCTGTTGAAGAGAAATCAAACCCGTATTTTGTAGGGGCTTTTCCTTCTGCTATGTCTTTATATGTAACAATGTAATCTTTATTGTCTTGACTGTATACAGTTAACACCACTGCATCACCAGTTGCTTTAAACGCCTTCATGATTGAATACGGACGTGTTAGTGTGAAATTGAAGTCAAGACGTCTCTTTCTTGTTTCATTTAAAATATCTTCCCACTCCTCAAAGAACTGTCTAACTTTTGCATCTATAGTTTTAGGGAATGTAGCCCTAGATATAGGTGCAAGTCTTGGGTCTATATATGTTTCGCCTATATCTTCCAAAGACATATTAAGCATGGTTTCACGCTTCTTTTCATACTCATACTTATCCGTAATTGATGACCATAAACCTTTCGCTTCACGAGATATCCTATTGACAAGTTCTTCTTTTGTCATTCCATATATCTCACGGTCAGTAAACTCAAGTCTGATGTTTTCAAAAGTGGTCTCTCTCATTTCTTTTGACCACGCTCCTGTATCATTTGCATATATATTTATGTATATTGTCTCGTACGGCATTCTAATTATAGCCCTACTAGCATCTATATATGCAGAGATTTCGGGTGTATGATATCTCCGCAACGACAACTGTCTATGCCCTGAGCCATTAGATTTCACATCACTCTCGTAGAACAGCTCCATGCATTTAGGCAGGAGCTTCTCTAGCTCACTAGCCATAACATCTGAGTAAGAGTAAGAACTTGTACCAAACCGAAGCTTGTTGTGCTCTCTACCACATCCACCACAGAATTTAAACACCTCTCCACTCTTAAAAGATACCGTCTCTCCACACCCACACTTCTCACTACATTCACTGTCTACCGTATATTTACCTGGTTCTTTTTTTGGAAATTTCATTTACTATCCTATCCCAAGATTTTTCTTGGCTTCATCTTCCGTCCATCCTAAAAACTTCCACACACCATTATACATGGCATACATCTTATCGCTTCCAAGACACACAACTCTCTTTTCGTGTTTGTTTATAGATAGCCTATTTAGTATCTCATCAATACTATTTGTAACAGAAGGCTTATCTTCATCGTCATCTAAATCTGTAATAAGCAGTGTTCTTTCATCCCATGAGTCGAGAACAAAGCTTGCTATTTTTCTCTTGAATTTTTCGTCTAGCATAAATAGATCACCTACGTAATCTTCTTGTCCGGTAGCATAGTGATTGTGCATACACACAGGCCCGTATCCTGCATCAACAGACCTTGGGTCACTCAGACCTTTTCCACACACACTACACTTTGCTACTGCTGCTTTTCTTTTCTTTTTTATTTTAGGCTCAGGGACATCAGGTAGTTCCACTTCAAACAATACTCCCTGCCTAGTATCTTCTTCATTATCTTTTTTCATTAGGAACACACTTTGCTATTGTGTTGTTGTTCTCAAAAGTTACCTCATAGTGCTCACCATTTGCACATATTGTCTGCACATAATGGTATTGTCCATACACTGAAACTGCTATCAACGCTATTAAAAAAATCTTCATCTATTCCTCCGGTTCTCTTTCATATACTAACTTCATGGAGTCGTCTTGCTGTAGACTCCAAAACTCATTGTCTGCCTCAACACCACCTGTGTCAAAGTTAATTATCCCTACGTCTGCTTCAAACTCACCTACTTTATATTGACTGGCAAATACATACTTTGGCGTTCCCTTCTCTATAATAATAGCAATGCGTGGCTTACTGTCATCAAACTCACGTGCAACCCATTCTGGGGACTGTCCTTCTTCCCACTCAACAGTTTCACTATAAGCATCAATCTTTTCCGTATCGATAACTCTTGTCTGGATACACTCATATTTATTGAAAGCAGAACCATCTTCACTGATAGCTGCAATAACCTTTTTGATAGCATCCTCTTTTGACTCAGCCTCAACTTTAGCTGTATATTGAATTGTCGCCTCTTCTACTGTGTCTACATCTACTTCATATTTCATGAACATTCTCCTTTTACTACGCAAATTGACGCATCTAAACACGCACCTAATGTTTCACCCAGCGATCTATTTGACTCCTCTACTCTGGCACTAAGATCCTCAGATGCAATTCTTCCACTAGCCTTAGATGCATTAAGCATCACCCCTGAAGAACTAGATATGTTATCAGCCAGTTCAAAATTACCAACCATGTTTAGTGCTCTAGCTAAGTCTCTTAGATATGCAGCTTCAACCCTTAGTATTTGCTCCATCTCAACTCTTTGAGTATGTAGATCTTTACTTGTGTCCAAAAAATCTCTATCTTCTTCTAATGTGCTTCTCATTTGTTTCCCCTTTAATTAATACTTCAAGTGTATCTATCTTGCATGAGGTGTCACTCATAGCAAATACAACCTCTGTTTTGGTTCGCTCTTTAGGTACAGTCTTGACCATGTCCAATAACTCACCTATAGTCTTTTCTGTGTTTTTAATGTCTTTAACTTTCATCTTTTTTCTTTGGTTCAGCCATTATATAATCCAAGCGTATCTTCATTGTTCTGTTCAGATCATCAGTTAATGCAGCTATGGTATCATCAGATAGTCCATCTTGAATTAACACAGGCTCGACCAATTCTTTTCCTGTCAAGTTAGTAATTTGGACAATGACTCCACTCGCCATATATCTATCTTGAGTAAGCTTTTTTACATCACGAATGGCACTATAAATAGACATCACATCTTGTGCTTTGAACATTCTAACCTCTGCTCTTAACGCTTTAATCTCTTCTATCATTTCTCTCTCATCCATAATTGACTCCTACTTTCTTATTTTAAAATTATCTGGGCCATTTCCAAAATGGTCATTGATGTTGTCCAGCTTCTCTTGTATATCTCCCACATGACAAGACATGCCAATAAGGTTTATCAAAGCCGAGGTTTCACTCTTTTTGAAGTAACCTCTTTCTACTGCATTAAATATTTTAAGCTTGTCTTTCATTGAAATCGAACCTGCCATTACAGCTCCTTTAGTATCGTATTACAGAACAATTCAAGTTCTTTCTTTATGTATTTGATAGCCGTGTCTGTCTTCTTGAACCCCATTATTCTTGAGTCCAAAGGAAGAACATCAACATCTTCAAAGAATGATGAGATGTATATCATCTTGCCATTACCTATATCTTCAGCGGTAAATTGAAAAGCAACACCTCCAATATGTAACACCGGAGCACAGCATCTTCCGCTGTTCTGTATTGCCTCAACTTCTAATATTGTCATGTTCTCCATTACAGTCCTTTTTCTGCTTCTCTAGCAGTATTGTCAAACTTCTCCCATCTCGAAGATGGAAGATTGTCCCATGACTTATCAAGAGCCATGCGACGGTCAACAACAAGTCTAGCTCTCCACAGAAGCCTACGTGCTAGTCCAATATCATCTAGTGCTAGACTTAGGATTTTTAGACATAGACTTGCTGCTTCATCAACAGCCGTAATAAATACGTCCAGTCCTTTTTCTCCATCATAGTAATACTCCATATCCAAAACACCGTCAGCAACACCCAGCATCTTGTCTACAGAACTCATCAGCTCCAGGTGCATGTCAATTATTGACTTGTGTGGAACGATTAAAAATCCTGCTTCTGCAAGAACAATACTTGCTGTCTCAGAAAACTTATCTACGTTTGTAGTATCTCTGCACATAACTCTTGCTGCTTGTATGTGCTCCCTTGCATGTCTTACACTAAATGAAGACTCTGCTACTGTTTGTCCTTTAGCGATTTCCTCAACATGCATATTCATTGCTGACGACGCACTTATTAGCTCACTACCTATGCTATAATTCATTGGCTCTGACATTTTATCCCCTTTGAGATTTTTTGTATTCTTTGGTTAGCTTACTCAAAAGCTTATCGACTGCTTTTCCACCATCCATTGTAGCTGATGGTATAGTGTGCGGTATACCAAGTATTTTATGCTGTATGTTATTTACTGACGCACCATATGTTTGTTCATTAGGATAGTTCCATTGACCATCCTCCCAAATACGAACACTCTCTCTGTCATAACATGCTATGATCCATGGGTCTTCTGTTACAATAGATTTCACATACTGTCTATAGTTTATGCGTTCAAACATAGACATAGCCTGCTCTGGATACCATACTAGGTCATGTCTTGACTCAGCTATCTTGTGCCATGTTCCTGCTTGTGGGAGAACGTAACATACGCCTTCCAATTCGAGTTCTTGTTTCTTTTCCATTTTTTCTCCTAATATATATTGTCTCCGCTTCATGTAATACTTAACTATGAAACGCAATCTAAAAAAAATACAACCACCTGCCCAGTACAGACAAGACGGTTAAGTCTCATCTGCACTGGGCAATAATGGATGCTGGTTTAATGCCCTTAGCTGGGCTGTACACTTCGTCCACGTCACAGTATGGCTCGCCGCATGTGTACCCGTCTGATCACTGATTACAGTTAGTGAACCCACTTACCTAAGTCTTCCGACAGGATTTAGTTTTTGTTACCATGATGGTATTTTGTTTTTGATAGCCGGCTATTATATAGCTCTATCTTTTATTAAGGTTTGGTGGGTTGCCCACAAGTTTCGTATATGGATCTTTTCACGGACCTGCATATTACCTCCTTTTATTTAGTTGAGTTCCCAGAACTCTTGTTTTGCTACCTCAAGGGCAGCATTGTTTTGGAGAGTTACACTGTGGTTATCCCACTTGACTCTTCCTTTTTTGTCCTGTATCTTTCTGATTAGAAATCCTGCATCAGGTGCAGAAATTTCCAATAAGACTTGCTTCTTGTATCTAAGTTCCATTGCTACCCTTTCAGATAAGTGACTGTATGCCAATCACGAGTTGACCAAGAACAACAAGTGCTCCTGATACCTTTATGCCTACAATAAGACATGCCTCCATCTTGTCCATTACTTTGTCAGGATTAAATACTTGCAAAATTCCAGCCTCCGAATAATGATGACATGACGTCTTCAGTATTAACGTGTCTAATAACGCCATCTTCATCCGACATTAACACTCTGCCCCAAATATCTAAACCACCGTAAAGGTTATTATCTTTCTCAAACATTTTGTACCTCCGTACTGTAGCCCAACGCTTAGGTGCTACGTGATCAAAATTTTCGTACTAGACAGTCGATCAGTTCTGTCCGCCTTTTCTTTTTCGCTTTAAGGTAGCTATTCTTTTCAAGTTTCAATGCCTATACAAAAATTGCAATAGACTCGCTTCTGCGTGAAAGACAACCGCCAGTTATAAGGCTCAGGGTGAGCACAAACGCCTCCTGCAAGCAGGTTTGACTTCCGGGGACTTCCGGCTATTACGAGCCTTCTCTATCGGCAGACTATGTATAAGCCACTAAGAGAACACTTCCTACAATCTGTAGGCTACCTCACTCATAGACAGTGGGGTTATGTATAAAACACAACAATCAATATTCCGTGGAATACTCATTGTTACGATTTACATTTATTATGTAATCGCAACTGAAACCTTAATCGCTACCCCGTAGTAAGGGTCATTGCGATCTCGGTCCTCGTTGCTTCCCGGTTTTTAAAACCGAGTACAAAAATTGTACCCGGTTCGTTTCCGGGACAACGGTCATACAGAAATCATTGCATGTGAAAGGTATGACAACCTCACATGCTCTACCCTACTACGTTCACCGATTGAGTGAAACAGGGTTGGCAAGCCTAAGCTCACCGGTTAGCTTTCTTTGTCAATAGTAGCTATACTATTAAGAAGCCGGGAAATGACCCAGCCTCAAAACTTGTTTTTTTACAACCCACAAGTAACGTGATGGCGGTTTTTTAACGTGGTTTCTCACGCTGATTTTTACGTCTTATCTGACGGGACGGTTCTCTTCTTACCGACAACGGGGTCTCACCCAGTCCTTCGTTTTCACACCAAACAGGTAACGGCTACGTTTAACGCCCAGCTAGGCAACGAAATCATCAAAGCTCCAATAAGCTCTCATGGTCTCGCCCTCCGTAGAGGACCGGTTTGATTACCGAGTTAATGACCACAATCTTATGCGTCAAGACCTTCTCGGTTGCAGAGCACAGAATTCACTGTGTTGACTTCGCATGCGTCTTGCACATGCTTCCCAAGACTTTGCTCTTCAGCTTGGGGTTCTGGTTCGTCTGGTAGCTACCCAGACTCTGATCTTCACCTCTCGTGCTAACGATAGGCTATCTTCCACGACATTGCTGTCTGAAGCCCTTACACACCGACATGTGTAAGCATATTAAATCGGCTATTGTTCAGCGTTGCTAATCCCTGCCGGAGAAGTAGCTGCTTTATCCAGGTTCACTGGTTCTGGCGTGTATATATTCCTACTGTACACCAGAAGTGTGGAGTTGACATAACCCACAATAGCTCGTTTTCCCGTAACCGGATTGGTGGTAGCACACCGTGTTGTACCCTTTATGGAATACATGTTCATTCAAGAGACTATGCCGCCTCACTCGAACCAGGTCTCAACCTGTAGTGTTGTTCTGTTTCAACACATCTAGCCATCACAGGCAATACAGTGTAAATCATCCAACGATGACTTAGTGCTGTATTCAATGGACTTGTATACCGCCCATTGAGAGCGGTTTTATGACTATCCTAGCTCACAAGCTACTCCGGGGTTGGAGTCAAGCATTCGATTAAATCTTTCGATCCAATTCTTCTGCTCAAGAGTAAGCTGCTTAGCTGGTATGGCCATCATTTTTTTAAAGTTTTGTAACGTATATTTCATAACACACCTCCATTATTTTGTGTGGCGATACTTGTTTCCAGAGTATCTGAACCCATATAAATGCAATACTTAGCTATCTACTTAGGGAAATTGTAAGATATATTCTCCTACATAGTATATACCCGAAAAACGGCCATTTTTACACCTTTTTAGGGCTATTTAGGGCTATTTTAGGGGCAATATACAGAAGCAACTACGGCTTATTAAGCTGTACTGTGCCTCTTTCTATGCTGTATAGGAGCCATTTCTCGTATTTAACGTCACGAGAATTGAACTCCTTACGGTTTGGGAAGTCAGTTTTGATGTCCAATCGTCTACAAAAGTAAACTGTATCAAGCATCTCACGCTGTATGGCGTCAGCATTAGACTCTCCTGTCTCAGGATTTCTATCCTCAAGACCATGCTGAATAGCCTTGCCTATCGCCTGCTGAACTTCAGCTAGTTCAGCGGCTAGACGAGATAAGTCGTGCTGTGTAATGTCCATCATACGAACATCCTTCTGCAGTAGCTTCTTACCTCACGGTTTATGACGTAGCTTCTATATGAAGCGTTTATCATTGAACCGAGATATGCAGACATGATATATGTTGCACCGAAGTACGACAACATATCTGTCATATTCTCAGGAGTTAACAGTATTAACGTCCCAAGAAATACAAGTTCAGCACCTATACGAGCTATACTCATACGGGTAACTATCCTACTTGCAAACCCAATAAGGGCAAACGTAGCTATTGCTACATACCCTGCGTTTGCAACAGGGAAGATATAGTATCCCAATGCCATAATAAGGGCTACGGCTGAGCCACCCAAATACATTCTATTATTCATAATAACCTCCTTGGTTATATAGTCATCAAACGATGTCTCTATGTGCTATAGTCTAATCCCTATACTATTTTTTTCTTAGATATAGTATGAGTGATTGACACAAAGAGAAGATATAATCTCCTACATAGTATATACCCGTTTTCTGTCGGTTTTTACAGTTGTTTGGAATGGTGTTTCTGGGGGATAAGACAGAGCTGAGAAGCTCTATCTGGAAGGTGGGTTACGCTACTTTTTTGAAAAACTCTATAAAGGAATTGGTCAACTCTTCACGTCCTCTTTGTCCGTGCATATACTCACTCTGATGTGATGCAAAGAATGGCTCTATGAGAATACAATAAGATCTACCTCTACACAGGAAGCCACCACCTCTGTTTTTCTTTGTCTTAGGTTTGACGCCTCTATCTCTATTGTTTAAGTGTTTAGTAAAGATGGTATTCATCATTCCTGCATACCTAGCACTTGTCGTACTTCTTGAGCAATGTAGAACCTCATGACCATTTGCACTAGCATGAGAAGAAGCATTGAAGTGTAGGGAAATAGATATGCTTGCACCCCATGCATCAATCTCTTTGTGTAGCATCTTCATTCTCTGAGTGTATCCATGCCCTGACTCTTTTCTATGGAATATTTTAAGTTCAACACCGGTTCCTTTGGCTTCCTCTACTATCTCTTTGGCTAGGTCATTATAAAATGCCCATTCAGACACCCCACTATTACCATACGCTCCACGACTTCTACTTCTATGTCCTATGACAAGTGCTATCTTTTTCATTTTTGTTCTCCTGTTAATATTGATTTTAAGTACGTACACAGTACCATAAAGTTTGCGAAGTCGTACTTTGTACACTTCTCTCTATACGAGCGTTTAAAGTTGGTATGGAAGTTCATGTGACATTTTCCACACAGTGTTATCCCATTGTCAACATCATGCCTCTCTTCCGGGAAGTAAGAGCCACTGTTTAGATGATGAGCTGATCTTCCCTGTATGCTACCACATCCGGGAACTTGGCAGACCTTATCTCGCAATATGACTCTTACCCTCCATATCCTATAATCTCTAGTGTGATGCCATTTTGCCATAGTAATACCTTTTTGATATTATACTGTCTAATTAAGCAAATGTTAATACCTGCACTACTATAATGCTTTTCTACAACGAAATAGTCTAGGTCCGTAGGGCTATTAGAGTATGCGAGGAAAGTGACTACGGGACAAACAAAACTGTATGAAACATAGCAGATGTCCTTCGCATTTTAATTGGCAGTGAAACATATGTCAGCTCTAGTTATACTGTAGAACCGTAGATGGTTGTCTGAGCGGTTTAAAGAGCTTCCCTGCTAAGGAAGTGTGGGCCTGTCTCACCGAAGGTTCAAATCCTTCACCATCTGCCACAACTCCCTATCTCCAACAATAACTTCTTAAACGCCAAACTTTCTCAACTATAGTAAAATAGCTTTTATTATGGTAAAATTTTCAAGACACAAAACTAGAGTCTTGTGGGTTGTGGTATAAAAATGCTACAATACAGAAAATAAAATAAGAGGAATTAGTATGGCTAGTTACAACGTAAATAGTGGAGACACAGTTACTATTGACGAAACACTTGCTGAAACTATTGACTATCTGAATATAAACGGTGTTTGTAATATCGTGAACACATCAAACACAGGCTTAGTGCTTGCATTTGAGAGTTCTGGTTATATATCAGTTAAGTCTTTTGGACAGTTGAATGTCCGTGGTTCTATGATAGAACTAGGTTCAGCAGATGGGTCAAGAGGTTACAGTGTAGCACACTGGCAATCAGCTCACCCTATAAATGTTATATGGGTAGAAACTGCTTCTGGCTCAGACGAGTATGAACCTTGGTATGCAATAAACACACCAGGCTCAACACTATTGTCTTTTTCAGATTTTGCAAACAGCAAAGAGACGGGAAGAATGTTCGAGTGGAATGCTGGAACAATCGAGTTCTCATCTACACTTGGTGAAGGAGCTGTACCTGATAGTGGATGTAAGATAAAAGTTCCAAACATAATCTTCTCAACAGTATCACCTTTCGGAAGCACAACTACTGCAAAGATACAGTATGACGAAGGCGGTTTCATTTCAATGAAAGACGTGTCGTTCTCTGACTTTAGTGGAACACTTAAGGGTATCGGTCACTTGGACCTTGAAAGAGTTGGTTTTTATGGATCTGCGTATATCCAATATTGTAACGACTTCGATATTAAAGATACTCATGCAGGCATCAAAGACAACTACTCTACAGGCTTAAGTTTCAGCTACTCTTCAAATGGAGTAATGGAAAATATCTCAGGTGCCTCTACCAAAACAAAAGGTGTTACATTTAACTACCTTAAGAATGTTACAGTAGATGGTATTACAGGTATTGTTGCTAAAAGAGATAGTGCTTCTGACTTCCCTGTGTTCTTGTCTACTGTTCAAGGCTCTGAGTTTAAAAACCTTACTGCTCTAGGGGGTGCTTTGAAGGCATCAAATGTTAGTGCAAGTAGAGTTGTCGGTATTAAAACAATCGACAGTATCAAGCTGATTGAGAATAGCTACAAGGCTACTGCCAACATAGACATTGAGAGTTCTTCTTCTACTGTCTTTAGAGATTGGGAAGTTCCTGTTAATGGTGGAGCTAAGATAGCATACGCCAAAATCAAAAACTCACCAAATATTGATATCCTTAAAGCAGACATCCATAGTACATACGCTACAAACGTAGTCTCTGGTGATGTTTCTTTTGGTACTCGTATCTCAGAGATGCATTATGAAGGCTTCACCGGTGCAGATGCATTTAACATGCCACTGAAAAACAACGGTGTTCTTCTTCAGCACATCACGAGTCCTGTAAGAGGGGAGCTTTCAATAGAAGCTTCAAATGCTATCATTAAGGGTGCAGATGCTTCTTCCATCAAGACTGACAACCCAGGTGCTTCTGGCTCAAACTTTGCACAACTATATACAAGTGCTACCGATGGAAGCCTAGTTTTCATTATGGCAAAAGACTCAACAGAAACACACTTCTTCAATAACCTTATTGGTGATGTAAAGCTATCTAACAATGGACGTGCATATTTCAGTAATGTTGGAGACAGTGTAGAAGTCAGAACTCCTTATCGTGTGAAGGGTGTCACTTTCCAGAATGTAGCCCCTGTGATAAATGGATACGGAACAGCAGTTCTAGCTCTTGACTACTCTATAGACTTAGGTGAAGGCTTCGGGTCATACAAGGCTCTGAATGCCACTAATCTATCAGCAGAGCCTATTGACCCTAATGATGGGTTCCTCCTAAAAATAAGAATGGTTGCAGGTACTATATCTGGAACTACTTACATCTCATCAATAGATATGCCTACTTTAGATAGTAGATATGTATATCCACTTGACTTTGAGAAGGGTAAGATTATCTTTGACGAGAATGCTTCTATTGATGTTAACGCTAAGTATTTCGCATATTACTCAGATGGATACGGAACTGTTGATGCAGAACTTGTAAAAGATGCTGATGGTCAACCTATCACCGGACTTATTGACAATAGAGAATTCGTTGACTTTACGTACGACTTTATCGGAGATGAGTCTAATGGACGAGTTGCTGATGAGCCGTTCAATATTACAATCGTGTTCGCAGGTAGCGACATGGGTAAAAACGTGGTTATTTCTCAAGAGTTTGACAAAGGGCAAGTAAACGTGTTCTCACTCAGACCTGACAAAGACTACGGTTATGTGGGAGAATAGAATGAAAATTATTACATTTAAAATACCGGCAACGTCATCTTCTACAATACTCGCAAACGCTGTGAATATGCTTGAGTCTATACCTTCTATACCTCTTGATGTAACCAAGTCTTCTTATGTTGGCTCTGGAATATCAGGAGAGAGGGATGTGTTTGTTATTCTTCCAAGTGAAATACTAGATAGAGACGGGTTCTCTATCTGGTCTATGGAACTAACTATAGGTGGTGATCTAAAAGACACTACCGTATTTGAGATAGACAATACAGTGACTCCAATAGTTATTGATCCGGCACCAATTAGAGCAAGAGTTGAGGCTGATATTTCTATGTCGCTAGTCAGGGCTCTGATTGATGGTCGAACGGAAGCAAAATCTGGAACAGAAACCCTTGTGTTCAACAATGATGATGTCGTTATCCAAAAGATATCAATCGTAGGTGGAGCCAGAGGTAGTGAGTTTAAAGGGCATATCTTGTCTTGGACTGGGAACAGTGCAACACTGGACACTACCGCCGTAATGTCACACGACAACGAAGGCAACCAAGTTTGGGTTCGTGAATTAACACAAGAAGGAGTCCTATAATGGCAAAGGTAACATTTGATGGAGAACGTGAGTTAATTATCGTTGACCCAGGTATCACCTCACTAGACGTAAGAGAGGACATTTATTCTGCATGGAAAAGATGGTTCTTGCAATCAGATAACTCAAAGTTCTTTAAAGCTCTGGACATAGTAGGTGGAAACCCACTTCCAGAAGATCAACTCGGTCTTACTTACTTCCTTTTATCAGGATGGAAGATTAGACCATTTGAAGGAGATCACAGACTTAGAATAAAAGGTAACTTATATAGACAAGACGGTTCAGACCCAATCGCAGACACTGTAGGCGATTTCAAAGTAACTGTCTCTATGAGAGTTTCCAACCTGATTGATATGGTTGGCGTAAATGGTTCCACTGGTACAGGTGGCGGAAGCACTGAAGTCATACTCGACCCTGAGTTACTAGATAGTATTTCTAGTCAGGAAGAGTGGACTATCACAGCTAGTTAAAAATAAAAGGAAAATCAAATGATTAAAAAAGTTGGAACCCCGTTCTATTTAGAACTTAACAGTCACCAAAAGTTTTTCGGTGCATCAGGCTTTGTTACTAAAGTAGTAGACCTTGCAGACGGATCAATCACAACAGCAGCTAACGACGGAGTAGAGATTACTGAAACAATCGCAACACCAGGTACAGCTACAGTTGATGCAGCGGCAGCAGCCGGAACAAAACAAATCACTGTTCAATCAGGTGGTGGTATCGAAGATGGTATGGTATTTGCAGACGGTAACGGAAACAAGTATTATGTTGACAAAGTTGTAGGCGATGTGCTTACTCTTAAGTTTGGACTACTTGATGGTATTGCATACGGAGACACTCTTACTCAAGTTGGTAACACAGGTATCTATAAAATAGAACTTACAATCAACTCTGCAGGAAACTTCGGTATCTATATTGCAAATCCTTCAATCAACTTGCGTTCTAAAGGAATTCAATACACGATGAAAGATGTTGTGCTTGAAGATGTAGATGCAAAGCTTGATACAGAATTCGCTGCGATTAACGCAAAACTTGACAGCATTGAAGCTGGAATTACTAACAGTGATACTGAAGACTTCACTGTATTCTCAGGGTAAAGGAACACTTATGACTAACTATATAATCCCAACAATCACTCCTTCTGGAGAAGCTCTTGACCTGTCTGGTCTTAAATTTCCATGTCGTATTACAGACCTTAGAACGGGTACTGAATATGTACTTGAGTCTGCAGAAGGAAATCCTGTCAAGATGGGACTTCAGGCATCAGACGTTACTGTTGAAGCATTTACTCCAATGCCTTCTTCTGCAATCATGTCTTTAGATGGAACTGAAACACCTACAGCCTTTGATACTGATGCATATAAACCTGTATGGTTTGTCGGTGGAGAATGGTATTATGCTTCTGGCGATATTATGACACAGACTGGCGGCGGAGAATAATATGAGAGGGTGCTGTATAGCATCTTCCATAAGCGAGCTATTTATGATAGAATATGCTCATAAACAACAAAAACAAAAGGAACACACATGCCTAACTTTACTACTCAAATAACAGACGCAAATGTTATTGCTGAACTACCTGACGTAAGTGTACTTGCCGGTCTCTATGCAGATGACTTAACGCAAGCTAATCTTATTTCTTCAATGAACTCTGTATCTTTCAGAAAAAAGTTTCAAGCCTTGCTTAACTTTAAACTGTCTGATACTTCAAAGACATCAATGAACGATGCACTAAAAGCAGGATACATCCAATTTGAAACAGACAACGGACGAACTGTCACTGAGTCAAACGGAAACGTATTTGTAGATGACAGACTTGTCGCTTTTACTGTTGACGGTTTTGCAGATGGACTATTTGAAGATGCAACTTTTGCTGCATTATTCTTCACTCCTGAAGTTATCGATGCATTATTCGGTTCAGGAGATGAGTCATTCATTGCTTCATTAACATCAGTATCTAACTTTTGGGACAAGCTTCTAACAGACGCTACTCTTGCTGCTCACTTTGAGTCTACTTATACTGACATGCTTACATCATTAACTAAAAAAGTTGAAGTTGCATATGTTAAATATGTTGCATTCAAAGCAGGACTTGATGTACAAAAGTACAAAACAATAGAGTATTTAGCAGAAGACTCACCGGCAATGGATGCCATCTTCCTTACTCCTGAAGCTAAAGCTATCGAGGGTGACTCTACTTTTGGTGTTAGATCAAGACTTATGTACGTATTCAACACTACTGACCTAGATGCTATTGCAGATAGTGACGATAACATTGCTAGACTTGTGTCTGACACAGCTCTTCGTAACATTGTTGTAGATATTGATACTGTACTAGCACTTCCTGTTGGAAGCAAGATGAGAAACTTTGTTGTTAATAACGATGGGTATTTTGGAGCTATTGCTGCAGAGCGTCTATCTATTGAGACTACAATCTCTTTATCAAACATCTTCTACGATGAGACATTTGCCTCTGAAAGAACAGCGTTTGTTCAAGACCAAGAACTTGTAGGTCTATTGTTCGAGAGTGCATTGTATGCTAACTTTGAACAGCAATTCTATACGGCGTTTACAGCACTTAATGTATCTGCTCAGAAGTTCTCGTTCAAAGTAAATGAAGTAGGAAATACTCTTGCTGCACACTATACGAACTCTTCTTTTGAAGCTAAGAAATTAGCATTATCTTTGGACTCGTTCACAGAAACTAAAGCAGGAGCTATTTCTACAATCGTAACTGACGAGCGTATCTTCTTTGCTCCTTATACTTTCATTGACGAAAGTCTTATTGGTGTACAAATCGACCATGGTATTGAGTTTACTAACTCAGACAACTATAACCTATACAATGAGCTTCTTGATGACTCATTCAATACTGTTATTGGTGGCTCAGGACATATCCTTGCTATCGCTACAGACGGACGTGTTGTTTCTTCTAAATTCGCAGTTGACTTAAACTTGTCTACTGAGACTATTGAGAACATTACTGTTTCAGCTAATAATGCATTCATTAAGACAGCAGAGTCTTTCCATGCTATCGGAAACCTTGGTGCAGACAGAGCTGATATTATCAACACTTTAATCACGAACAAAGACACTCTTTCAAAAGCTGTGTACTTCAACGGTAATGTTCTTGGTCTAGGAACAGATAACAAAATCAAGATCGTAGATGCCGCAGGTGTTAGTGACTTGTCTGTAACAGCAGGACTTGACATTGAAGACATTATGGTTATCGCAGGGAAGCTTCTTATTCTTGCTACTGATGCAGAGCTTAGTGAAGTGAAAGCAGACAATACTATTGTTGCTATTGCAAGCACTGTCGGAAGCGTTGTATATTCTCAAGATGCTATTGTATGTACTGTAGCCGGTGCAGAAAGAGCAATCTTCTCAAACTCTGGTACTTGGTTGACTTACGACTTCAACGTAAATACACTTTAATAGGAGGACATGATGGACGTTAATCTACCTTATCTCGGATCAAGTGAGGCTTCTGGCCCATCTGTCGAGAATATCAGCATCTCAGGAAACGTAGGCATTTTGGCTGCGGTGGTTCCTGTTAACGCATCAGTAAGACCTATTGAGGCGATAGCCACAGCAGACTTTATTGTAGGAGCGGACACCACTGAATTTCATGTTGATATAGACATGAAACAAACAGGGAACATCCTGCAGAAGTCTGGTACTATCAATATGTCTGGGGATGTTATCCAAGACAGCTCAACGGGAGCAATCCTAACCGGAGAAGCTACTGAGCTTGTCGAAGAGCCAACTAATGCTCCTGTATTGTCAACGACCATACATGAAGTATCTGTTGATGTTAATGTTGCTCTTCATGGTGAAGCAAAAGAACAAGTAGCTGGGTCAGTTATTGATGTCAGCTTGGTAAACAAGACTGAAGTCCACTACTATGATATTTCATACAACCTACTAAACCTATTTGCAATTTCTCAGAGAATTCCATTCTTTGCAGGTAAAATTGTAGCCAGATCAAGTCACTTTGATGATTTCAATATGACTGCAGAAACAACAGAAACAGGTGACGTAATTCTGAATGGCTCTGTCATAGAGAGTAATGAACACGAGAGTGTTGAGATTAATGTTCCTGTAACAAGTATCGCCCATGGGTTACTAGACAACTTTACTATGTCTGGCTCAAGTACGATCCTAGACTATGTTGCTATCTCCCCTGTCTCTGCATTTGCGGTATCACTATCTATCCCTATAAGCATGAGTGGAAAAGCAGAGAGTGGTTCACAACCACAGTTCTCTGTGGATGCAGCCATCAACAGTGTGGATGTTCGTCTTACAGCAGAAGTGTATGACCAGGATGCAGTAAGATATGAGATTGCAGATATAGACCAAGGTGTTGCAGACGGAAAGATTAAGATCTTCCCTAATGAATGGACTTTGTGTTTTGCAAACAAACCTGTTAATGAGGATGGTACTCTGGCAACAGCAACATCGTTCCTTATTAATGAGCTTGTTGCAAAGTATGGTTCTGACCTTCATACTAAAATTTCAATGATCGTTGCGAAGCATCCAGAAACCGGTGCCGAGTATAACTTTGTTGTTCAAGATGGGTACATTACCCCTGAAGGTTCAATGAACGACTTCCCTATGTGCTATCTTAGAGATGGTGCTTACTACCCTGTGCCTTTTATGGTACAATCTGTTTCAGATGAAACACTAGAACTAGACTGGGCTGTATAAGCTCGGTCTACTCCCGGAGAAAAACAATGACTATAAATATACTTTTTAAATTTGACACAGACATGGATACTTTCTTTAGCCAATTCTCAAACAACTTACCAGAAATTGTAAGAACTGCAGAAGTACAGGTTAAGCACAAAAGTGTAGTTCTAAGCATTGACCCATTCCACGAAGACTCTCTGGACGTAGAGAAAGTCTTGGTGAACGACATAAAACAATACATGAGAGATAATGAAATCGATCATGAGATAACAGTATAAGAGGCAACTATGTTAACAAAGATAATAGACTTTCAGGTAGGACAAATGGAGATTGAGCACAGTTCTTGTTTTGGTGGCGTTTGCCCAATGACCAAGACTGCATCAGAGAACCCTCTTGAGAAGATCAACCAAAAGAAAAACCATGCATACCTACATGTTATTGCTATGGGTGCAGGTGACTTCTATGGAGAGAACAACAATGGTGACTTCTTCTACGAGAAAGACCTTAGAGAATATTACAAGACATTTGAGACAGCAGGTATTTTTGTACAGCATTTCAACAAAGACCCTTCTAAGTCAATAGGTAATATTGTAAAGGCTATATATAATGAGGACATGCATCGTGTTGAGCTTCTTCTTGAGATAAAAAAGAGTAAAGCAAAAGATATCTATGATGATATCGAAGCAGGAAGAAGAATTAAAGTGTCAATGGGTGTTAAGGTTCCTCAAGAGATGTGTTCATATTGTGGCTCAATCACAAAAGGGTCTCTTGCCAATAGATGTAACCACTTGAAGTTCGAGATGCATGAACAGAAAGAGAATGGCCAAATTGTATATGCTATAAATATACCTCCTATGAATTTCTTTGACATATCTGTAGTGCGTAAGCCTGCGGACACTCAAGGGCATGCTTTGTTTCAAAAGGTTGCATCAGAAGAGGAAGAATTTTCTATGCAGGACAAGGTAGCAGAACTTGTAAAAAGGATAGAGGCTATAGACGCTCTTCCTAATGCTGTAAGTGTAGACGAGATGGATAAATTCAGAAAAGGGTTCAGTCCAGAAGCTATAGTTAGAATAGTTAACTCAAAGCATATGATGTTCAAGCCATCAGAAGCACTGTTTATTGGGTCCAAGATGCCCAAGGAGGAGTTTTCTTCATGTCAGGCTACTTGTGATACTCCGGGCTTCATTAAGATCCTCATGGACAAGCTACATTCACAGCCACCATGTGCAATGATGAAACATGCTTCCGACACAGACTTGGACTACTCTAATGATTTTATAGCCAAGATAGAAGCTCGTACATTTTTAATCAAAGAAGCCATGAATGCAGTAAACAGCACAGACTTCTTTGGAAACCAGAAGAAGGCACGTCCTGCTTCTGTGGCAAGAAGGGCTTTTAATAGACATAAGTTTTCTCAATACAAAGTAAACTTTACTGATGGGAAAAGTGTAACTCTTTCAAGACAGGGGTTTGGTGTAACATCAGATATCCCTGCATACTATGTAGACCTTGTTGATGATGGGTTTGCTCACAATATCACTGGTGTACGTGCAAATGGAGATGAAGCAATCTTATATGCAGGAGAGAAGTAATGAGTGGTCACGTTGGAGTTAAGTCTGGACGTGTAAAATCTGTCACAGAAGGCGAGACAGTAATTGAACTAGACAACGGTCATGAATTAACACTCCCTAGATATCTAGGAGAAAGTCCAAGAAGAGGAGCTGCTGTAGTAGTAGACTTCTCTTCTGGTGATGCACAAATATTCCCTGCTCCCCCACTAATGAAAGTATCTAAGCAAAAAAGATACATGAACTTCAATGCTGTTGAGAAAGACGGAACGAAGCCCACAGTAGAGCCTGAGCAGAAGCCTATGAAGAGAGGCGAGGGAAAGAAGGACGTTCAAGAGATTGCACAATATAGCCTGTTTGGTTTTGCGGATACTCCCTATGGAGCCAGAACCCTTACTGCAGGAAATGGTAACTTATGCTTTGCAAGTCCAACGGCTGTAGGTATGGCTACCTCTTGTAGTGCAAAATTTATTATACGTGATGATGGAACATCAGAGTTTGTTACTCCACACTATATGGCACTGGAAGGAAGAACAATAGTAATTAGTTCATTCCATGATAATCTAAAAATAGAAATAGATATATCTTCTTCAAAGCTTGGAAAGTCCCCTATTGATTTTACGGACTTAAAAGAAAAGCTTGCCAACTTCATGGTAGGAAAAGATATTGTAGAGCCAATGACATATGAAGAGGCTTTCTTGGCAGTTTCTGGGTCTGCACCAGAAGCAGCATTTCTACAAATGTTCGGGCTTCATTTAGCTGAACTACTTGTGACTTTTAAGTGGGAAAGATTATTGTTCCGAGGAAATGAACAAACTTTTCACGAGGTATTTGGCTCCGTATCGTCACTGGATGCGATGTACCAATTCTGTCAAGACTGCTACAATACAGACTCTGTGGCTGAACTGGAAGTATTTCTAATTGACGGACTTCCTGATGATCCAACAGAAGAAGTAAATGTTCCTTCTTGTGAAGATAAGACATATGGAACTATTGGTTCAATGGGAGCTGTTGTAGGGCAAGACTTCTTTGAGATATTCGCTTTAAACATGACGCTTAAAGATGGTACAGTTATAGAATACAACAGGGCTAAAAGAGTGTATTCTCTATCCCATGGAATTATGGCTAGTCACCAATGGACATCTTCAAATAAGGGAGCTATCTATTGTGACAACTATACTGTAAATATAGACTCGCTTGCGTTCCCTGATTTGACGGTGTCCCCATCGGCAGAGGGTTTTTGTGGTGGCACTATTGCTATCCCAACAATTACCTGGGGTGGAGACTTCAACTTAAACGTGCTTGGTGATGCATCTATTACAGCCGCAGGAGACACTCTCTTGTATGGTGGTGGTAGAGCAATTATCGGAGGTGGATCAAAAGGTATTCTTATTGACTCCTCTGGTTCGGCAGCAATCACCCTATAGAAAAACACATTTTTTGTGTATAATAACAGTAACTAAAAAAACAGGAGTATCAAAATGGCTACTAACTACGAACAAATTCAAGCTGACTTAGCTTTATGTAATATCACAATGTGGGAACCGGACTCACTAGCAACAGTACAACTTAGCGTGTGCAGATTAACATGTATGGAGGGTGAAATTGACAGCGTTGTGACCAAGGTTACTGCGGCAGCAAATGCACTTACAGACATTGAAGATGTTGCGACAACAGACAGTGGGATTAGCGATGTCAAGTTTCTAATCAACAGTGTTAGAGGTGCTTTCGCATGGGCGATGACTCCAACTATTAGTGGTGTTATTGACTTTTCATACAACCCGAATTCTGAGTTTTACAATGACTACATTATTCCAAATGTATCTACTCTTCTTGTGCCTATCGAAGAAGATGATGGTCAAGGTGGAACACAAGCTAGAACCGATGCTGCTATCCTACGTGATAGACAGAATAAGCTACAGGCAAGCCCTGCAGATGTTGTAGAAACTACCGTAACTGCACTAAATGCGTTCAAGGCTATTGTTTCAGCTAAGAGAGCACAACTAGAAGCAACTTACGCTTAAGGTTAACCCATGGATGCACTAAGAGAACTCAACAAGCTTATGCCAAGCGACGTACAGTTTACTGGTGCAGACATGCCTTTAACTAAGGCATCTATAATGCCGAAGTTAACACAATTCGCTTCCAAACACCCTTCCCTCTACGCACAAAAGATACACAAAATACGTGAACTCGGAGAAGAGCTTGCCTACTTAAATGGTCACAACATGGGACCAAAAGATTTAACATATTCAAACCAAAAAGATATTGATAAGCTTCTGTCCACCGAAGATGCTAAGGTTCGTAAGATGAGCCCAGAAAAAGCAAAGACGCATCTTATCAATGTATTTAATCAAGTCCAGAACATAGTTATGAAAAACAAGGATAACAACCTAGTGTCTCAGGCTGCTTCTAAGGGAAGAGGTAATCCTGCCACAGCTTCAAGGATTGGAGCAGGAGTTGTATATGCAGTAGATATGAATTCAGAGCCCTACCCCTTTATGATAAAGAACAGTTTATCTACAGGACTAAATGCTCATGAGCAATATGTATCTGGAGGACAAGCAAGATATGCTGCCGTTCAAGCAGCCGTATCTACTTCTGAACCAGGAGCAATGGGCAAGGTTCTTATTGCAAATACCGAAGACCTAAAGATCGCAGAAAAAGATTGTGGGACAAGAAACGGTATCATGGTTCCGGTTATGGGGAATGATGCTATATCAAGATATGAAGCAGGAACGAACAAACTTGTAGATGAGCAATATCTAAAATCCTTGAGAGCAAGAGGCAAGCGTAAGATTAAAGTCCGATCACCAATAACTTGCAAGTCAAGACATGGCGTGTGCTCAATGTGTATGGGAAAAAATTCTAACGGCAATCTTCCAACAGTAGGTCACAATGTTGGGATAGAGGCTGCTCAATCTATGTCTGAAAAAGCAATACAGCTCATTCTTAGTGCAAAGCATAATGTCGCAGGTAAGACAGCTTCTCATATTCCTACAGGATTTCAGGCAGCCAAGATACTGCTAAACTCGACAGAGAAATTCAAAGGGAAGGCGGCTGTATCCTCTATTGGTGGAAATGTCAAGTCTATACACAAGCTTACTACTGGTGGGTACAATATCAACATATCGGGAGTAGACCACTTTACTTCACAGCATGTTTCCCCGAAGGTTACAGTTGGGTCAGTGGTAGACAAGGGAGATATCTTAACTAATGGTATCGCCTCTACAAAAGATATTCTATCCCACAGAGGCGTATTAGAAGCCAGAAAGTATTTGTCTGACGAGTTGGACAAAGTGCATGGTGGCTCCATAGACAAGAGAAACTTTGAAGTTGTAAGTAGAGGGTATCTAAACCTCGTTAAACCGATGAGCGATAAGTCTCATGGCAATATGAAAACATTTGACGAATTTGTTCCAACTATAAATGGAACACATATGAAAATGATGAACACATCAGACAAGCAAATAACTAAAAAATTCTTAGCTGAACCGGCTCTGCATTTTAGCCCAGGTAAACAAATTACAAAAACAGTGGCTGGCTATTTAAAGAAAAATGGGGTAAAATCCGTTAAGGTTTCTCATACTCCTCTTGATTACACACCTGTATTCAAGACGTATGAGCAGAGACCTCTATTCAATAAGTCTATGTGGCAACAGATAAACTATAGAGGCATCAAGAAGGGACTCACTGATGGACTACTGTCCGGAGGTGAAGAGGATCTTAATCATATAAAGTCTGATAGAGCCCGTTTCGCTCTAGGCATACTATAAAAACAAGGAGAAACAAATGATAGTAGAATACGTAATTAACCCAGTCAAGATTTCATGGGAATACTTAAAATCGAGCAAGACTCTTATCTTCAACTTCGTCTTAGGTCTCGCAGGAGCAATCGAGGCATATTCAGGTTTTCTTGGTGGGTTATTCCCAACACAAGAAATATTCGGTATGTTCATGGTGTCAATCGCAACAGTCGGAGCTATGCTTAGATTTGTAACGAGTAGACCTCTTTCTGAAAAAGTAGCAGAGGGAGACCTGTAATGTTTGCTCCAGATATAATGACATATGTACTTGGAGCACTTGTAGCAATACTTGGTGCTCTCGGCTTATACACTAGAGGACAACACTACAAGATAAAGAGTCTTGACAGTGAAGTTAAAACAGCAGAAGGCAAAGTCGTTGCGGCAAACAAAGTCGCTAAGATAAGCAAGGCAAAAGCAGATCTTCACAAAGATGTCGCAAAGACTGTAGTGAAGAATACAAATATCTCGAAAGAGAAAGTAAAACAAATTCAGGAGAAAATCGATGAAATTAAAGATGGCGAAGATTTCACTGTGGTTATCTAGTGTTGCAATCGCTTTCGGGTTGACTGGATGCTTCGGCACCTGTCCTGCTCCTGTAGTGATTGTTCCAAACCCAGAACTGGTTTACCCAAGCTTTGACACAAATAAGAGCTTGGTTATAAATGGTAGAAAAGAGAACGGGAACATAATCCTGTCACCTAAAGTGTTCAAGGCTATGACTACCGAACTCGTCGAGCGTAAGTATCAGGTCAAGACTCTTACTCAAATTATGAAGACTTACAACAAGTGGGACCCCACTGCAGTACAAGTAAAACAAAAAGAAGAGCCTAGCAAGAATTGGTTCGGCTTCTAAAACACCTCCAAATTGGGTGCGACTATATCTGTCGTACCTACATTCCACAACAAAGCCTATTGTTATCAAAGAACTTTTGCTATAATATTGAGAACGTAACTGTATTTTATACAAAACCAATCGGAGTATTGACCAATGATTACATGTAAAGAACTAGAAAAGACCGCTGCCTCCGTGGAAGCAGACGGCTTTGAAGATGAAAACCAAGAGAGACTTGAGAAAACAGCACAGGCATTATACTTGCTTGACCACCTAGAGAAAGAGATAGCTTCTGACTTTAAGGGTGTTGATTTCGAGAAGACAGCCGGGTTCGGCAAAAAAATGACACGTGGATTAGCTCAGACAGCAGTTGTTGGTTTGGGCGTAGCTATGGCAGGTAAGCTTGCCGAGCATGCCGAAAAGTCATACGATAAGCATATGTTCAATAAACACCAGAACGGTCTCATCGCTTTTGCAAGAAGAGAAAACCCTAGCCTTCAAGGTGTAAGCAATGGGAAAATGAAGATGTGGCTACGTAGTGCATATTCTGTTTCTCCCAAAGTAGCAAACGATCCAATGCTTGCCTCAACCTTTCTAAACACAGCTCATGCCGTAGGTGGTGTTGATTTAAACACTGCCAAGACAGTCAGCGATATAAATGCAAAAGGGGGAGGAGATTACTCAAAAGTATATGATGCAATTCGTGGATCATCTTCAAATCTCCCCTCTTATGCTATGTCTTCTTCAGGAGCGTAACATGGGACCACTTGACCAAAAAAATGAAAAAAAGAAACCACAGAAGCCTATCCTCAAGAAAAACAAACCTGTATTTAGTGGCAACTTTGCAGACTTCAATCCTGAGACAGGAGAAAAAGTAGCAGATGCTCAACAGCAAGGTGCTCTAGCAAAAATGGAAGCTCTTGGTGAGGCGAAGAAAACTAGACGTTCTGCGTCAAACAAAGAAGAGACACTAAAGGATGCAGCAACCGGTGGTTCTCTATCTTTTCTTGTATCAAATTCAGCGGTAGCAAAAGACAGTACAAGATTTAAGGCTTTAACGGCACTTCGTAAAAAAGGTCTTATTGGTGTTGGTGGAGCTATTGGGGCAGGTGTACTATCTCAAAGAAAGCAGAAAAGCGAATACAACCGGCAACAAGCTTCGAGAGAGCTGTTCGCAGGCAAAAAGACTGGTCGTTCAGAAGCGTACAAGAGCTATCTGAATGGTAAGTACAATAAGGACAAATAGTGTTTGTAAGAGCAACTACGGACGATACTAGACTTAAACTCTACAGGGATGTCCTTGCTGTGTTTAAGTCTATTCTTTCTTCTGGTCTTGAAGCATATGGTATAGATACCGAAGCAGTGATAATAAAAAACACTGTTGACAAGAATGTGAACAGAGCACCTCTTATAGTTTTAGAAAGAGGGGACATGCAGCACGTTCCAAGATCGTTAATGTTCGGTGAAAAAATCACTGCAGACCTTGTCGCAGGAACTATGAATTCTCATACGGCACACATGATAGAATATCCTATCGAAATAACGTGCTACGGAAACTCTTATCTTGAGAGTGAAAAGCTAGGTGGTCTTGCAATGGAAGCTATTCTGACAACAGGTTTAGCTATAATAAAGCAAATGCACCCAAATATAATCGGCTCTGAGTTTATAGGTTGGGGTAAGTCCGGTCTAGTAGAGGGAAAAGACTCATCTCTTGTCTCTTGTACAGTGCTAGGTAAAGTATTTCTCAAAATTGAGGGATACTATTCAATTCAAAATTAAAGGAACACGAAATGAAAAAAGATATAAATGTAGCAGACTTGGTAGCTTCAGTTACTGACGAGCAAAATGAGAAAAAAGCACTTAACAAAACTGCTGGACTAGCTTCACTAAAAGAGCGTATGTCTGGAGGAACACTTTCTAAACATGCAGAAGATGCAAAAGTTGTAGCTGATGCGGTAGCTGATGAGATAGGTGTAAATTCACTTTCTTTGTCTCAACAACTCGAAAAAGTAGCCTCTGAAATGGAAGGTGCAAACTCAGTAGAGGACATTATCAAAATTGCATCGTCTTTAGACAACTCAGACTTGGCTCATATCTCAACTATCTCAGCAAAAATGGCTGACGTTGTATTTGCTGACCTTCAAAATAAACTAGAAGCATAAGGAGATCCATCATGGCATCAACTATATTAACAGGTAATGATTTCCTTACTAATAGTAACTTGGCTCTAGTTGGCCAAGATGGAAATGTGTCCATTAACAGAGTGCGTTCAAATGATTATGACGTTGCTCTTGTTTCAAGAGATGCATTCGACTTCACTACGGGTAATAAATCTGTCCGTTTTGTATTCAGCGTGGCTCCATATACAACTGCTGCAAGACCGGGTGTTTTCGGTGCCGGTGCAGTAGGTAGATTTGCAAGCCTTGTTGATGACGGAACTTCTATTGAGTGGAAAGGTGATACTTTCAGTTCTCCTTGCCCAGGAACTCCAGATTGTCAAACTATGACAAAATACCAGTGTAATAAATACTACTCTGCAGATGCTTCAAGTTCACACTCTATCGTTAAGACAGGTCAGTGCTTTGGAACATCTGGCGACAATACTCATGGGCAACTAGATTTGACTACCGTTGAGACAATAGAAGGTATCGCTTGTGGTAATGGGTTTACTGTAATCATGCGTAATACTGGAGTTGTTGAGGTTATCGGAAATGACCAAGGTGGGGACATTGTTGTTCCTGCATCATGTGTCACTTTTGATGAGAACGATAGACCCGTCTCTATTGTGGCAGGAGAAGACTTCTTTGTTGTGCTTAAGCGTGACGGTACAGTTGTGTCTGTTGGTTCTATTCTGACAACAGCATTCTCTACAATCGAAGAAACTATTGTTGAAATGTCAGCAGGTTCAAACTTTGTAGTTCTTCTGTCTTTATCTGGACAGATCTTCAGTATCGGAGGAGCAGGAGCAAACGGTGAGTTAACTCCACCATCTATAAAGGCATTAAAGGTGTCTGCCAGTGCCAACAGAGCTGTTATTCTTGCAGAGAATGGTAATGTGTATGAATGGGGAGAAGGTCTTGCTGATGTCCAGCAGGTTCAATCTATTCCATCTGGCTCACAAGTTATAGATGTTATTGCAGGGGAAAGCTTTTCCATGGCAGTCCTTAAAGATAGATCTGTTGTTATCTCAGGTTCTGTGCCTGCATATCTTTCTGACATTACAGGAGAGAAGAGTGGTAATGCTGAGAGTATTTCTGAAATGGATGATGCCTACGACATGTTCCCTATGCTTAGAAATATAACGGGCGTGAACATCATGGCAGGAGTTCAAGAAGATAATCTTGATAGCACTTATCACAAATATGTAGCACCAGATAATACGGTTAAACCTATCGTTGTAGGAAGAGACGGATTTAGTTCTGTATTTACAGGTATACGTGGTGGCTTCAAAGGTGCTATTATTGCTAAGACAGACAATGGTGGAGATATGTGTTTTGACCTTAGAGGTTCAGAATACGACCCTTACACAGCAACAGGTCACTTACCAATTTCAACTGACTTTATCACATCAAATGCGGCAGAGAAATATGAGGTTATAATCTCATTCAGTCCATTTGGTAAGATGATTAAGTTCAGAAAAGTAAGTGGTGAATATGCTCAAGATATGCCGTTCAAACATTTATCTGTTGAAGAGACAGGATATTCTGCAGGTCGTGTAGCCTTATACGTTAGAAATGCAAAGGACTTCGTTCTTGATTTTGCAGAAGTTACAGATGAGATAAATGCATCTATTCTTCCTGCTGACATACTGTATAGGGATATGGATACTGCGGTATTACACACTCAGGCTGCAGAGCTAGTAGTTGACTTGGCTGATGCTGTGGAAACTATTGGTGACGCTGTTACTAAGTCATCTGAGACTGTACGTTCTCTTAATGCGAACTACAAACAAAACTTGGCTGATATTTTCTCAAGACTTGAGACACTAGAGGCAAACTAATGGGTATCGATAACGACTGGTTACTAGAAAACTTATCTGGAAGCTACTCTCTCGGTGCAGTAGATGATGCTGTTGACTCGCTTATTGGCGAGTACGACACGCTCATCGACAAAATAACTGATGATAAAAGAAACTATATGCTGGAGGCTGTAAGCACTATGAAAGAAAAGATAATTACTTCGAGGGTCGAAAATGTACTTGAATTGATCGACTCGACACAATTTACGGATGGCGATGAATTCAGGGTCATAGGAACGGGTATTACCGTTACGGCACGAAAGTATATCGATGGAGAGACAGGAAGCCCTGCATGGACCATAGAAAAGATAGAGCAAGCAATGAGTGGTTCTTTCGAGGAAGTTTCAAAAATAGAGACTGCTGCAGTACCAGGTGGGTATTCTAGTGTCTCTAACTCTATGACCAAGAAAGACTTGGCGGAGACTAGGAATGCTATTGCATCAAACACGGATACAATTACTGTTCCTTTTGCAGAACTTGAGACAGTCGCTACTTCTGACGGGTATTCCATACTTGACATATCTACTTTCATTACGAGGTATATCCCGGCACTCACAGAAGGTCAGATAGATCTCGTAAAGCTTAATATAGCATCAGAGCTGAAAAGTGTAAAAGTGTCTGTGTCTAATGTATCCTTTATTGAACACAATATGACAGATGGTGAGCTTAAGGGGTCTGGGTCTAAGATTACAGACTATACAGAGACAACAGCAGCCTCGTCAGCATCTCCGTATAGTGATACTCTACATGTTGTGCTTAACTATGCAGATGACTATGTAGTTAATGTAGGTGGAGTTGACTACACATATTCTGCATCAGACTTTGAAACAGCAGAAGATGTTGCAGCAGGCATAGAAGGTGAGCTTGGAAACGATACTTCTCTAAACGTATCTACAGATACAGGATATTGGTCTAAAGTGTTTCAGAACGGAAACGGAGATAGAGTCTTTGGTTGGTATGCTGAAAATACAGATGATGGTGTTTCTTATGAAGTTCAAATGATAGTCCCTACTGGTGTAGCTGACTTTGGCATAGAGCAAGATGGTGTAAATCCAGAAAAAATAATAATCACTTTCGAGCATGATGGTTTTGATCCTGTGTATCCACCTATTGCAGATATCAGGGATGCCGTAAATGCTTTTGCCGATGTGGATATTAGAGTCGTAGTTATGCCAGGGTTCTCTGATGGCGACGAGTATAATACTGCAGACAATGTAACTCTTGAGCAAGGTGCTTCCAAGATAGTTATAGAGTCAGCTCAACAGCAAACCATAACTGTATCTACAGCCAAAGCCCACAAGACAAAATTAGTTCACAATACGGACTTCTCTGCAGCTACAGCACAGATAGGGGTGTTCGAGGTCGTAAAGTTCAACCCTACAAACACATACTCTGTAACTATTGGTGGACAGCAATTAGATTTAGACCCGTCAGCAAATGGCAATGAGTCAGTTGTAGATGAGACGTCTCTTGCTCAAAAAATTGCGTCTATGGTTAATGCTGCGGCACTAGGTGTAGTTGCATCATCTACTGGAACAATAGTTACTATAGTGGTATCATCTGCAGGCTCTACTATTACAGTGTCTAACTCAGGAGAATTCAATTATGTGCAGCCTATAAGTAGAGACACATTGCTTAGATATGACATCAGAAACATTCCTAATGTTAATGCATCTACAATATCTCAATTAAGAAAATCAGGTAATGTGGTAACATCAAAAGGAGAGCCTTTAAATAAAACTGATGTGAGCAAATTATCAACTTCAGGGATCGTGTACAGTGACTCATTTATTATGTTTCCACAAGTTCCTACTCTTGTAGACGAGACAGAGAATTTCGTGCAGAAGATTGGAAGATCAGCAGTTGCACTTGAGCAGACAGTCAAGATAGAGAAAGAGAAAATAGCTACTGCAGGAGATCTTGTTTCTCCGATAGTTAGAAGTATGGCTAAGCCATTATTTCCACTTTACTCAACAGATCAAGCAAAGTCTAGTAGATGGTTCTTTGTTGAAGCAGGGGCAAACAGTTTGGCGGCAAGGTCAACGATAGGTATCGCATTGTCTACGATAGCTCCAAAAGATTACGAGAAGCTTGTGTTGAAAGATGATAACGCTACATTCTCGTCAGTAAGAGAAAAAAGACTTCCTAGTGTAGGGCAGAACTATGAGTCTATCATCAGTCTACTTTCCGAGAAGACACAATCATATAATGCAAGTGGGCAGAAAGCAATTATTCCTATCCCCTCAGATATCGTTTCGTCGAACATGATTGACATAATAGAGGCATACCTAACTAAAGTACAACTTGATGGCTTTATTAAGTTTGCCTTGCTTCCTCAAATAGTTTCCGGTGACGAGTTTATGAAGATGGACAAACTGAAGGCTGAAGTAGCCAGTATCTTTTCAACACTAGATCTTGTTGGCACGATTGTCTCAGTGAGCGATAAATATAGAGTGGTTGTTGACTTTGAAGATTTGGAGCCAGATGTGTGGGCTATTAGAGATGCTTTCACCGGCACAACTTTTGAAGTTGAGCATGTTGTTCCTGACTTTACATGGGAGACAAAAGCTCCATTCCCTTCAACGGACATAATAGAGCACACAGGTACAAGATATGTAATCAAGCCTGAGATAATGAATAGCTTTATTATACTAAAAGACCCAGACTCATTATACAAGGCTCTTCTTGAGCTTACCATACAGATAGACGACTCTCTTATGGAGCAAAGGTTTATAGCACTAGCAGGGTCGTACGTCATTGATGCCTCTAAGGTATTAGAACTGTATGCAGATGAACTGTTCGCATCGTATGTGTTTGGTGTAAACGAGGCCGAGACTCCTCCTGAAAACAACTACGGGCTTGGGGGCATCCCAATAGATGCTACTGTGACAATGAGTAAGCTTTACTTTAGAAACATGCGTAACCAGGCATTGCCAAAGCCTGAGAAAAGATATGCAATGTCAACAGAGCTTACTCTACAGAACTATACCAAGCACCTGTATAGAAAAGTGCATATTGGTGATGTTGACTCAAGAGTTGATATTCCATGGAGAGCTGTACTTACAAGAAGAGTATATTCCGGCAGAAAGTGGGTAAATGTTACAACTCTTGGGAACAAGACTGAAGAGACCATAAACAGTTTTCACATAGAGATAAATAGTGACAGCCCAGTCGAAGATAGAGTATATAGAGAAATAGCTAGAACCGGATATTTCTCATCAAATATAGACCTTGGACTAAACCACTTGTCAACTGGAATTTCAACAGAATTTAAAGACTCTGTTTGGAATATACTTATTGATGCTATAGAGATAGCAGACGATGGATCTATTGTGTCCATTAACAGTGCTAAGTCATACCTTCAAGCATTGTATCAAGGGTTTGAGCGAATGACGCAGGAGCAGTTTGGTACACTTCTCCTTGGTAGGAGTGCGTATTTTGAGTTGGAAGACGAGGAGCAAGACGACATATATAGTCCAATCACGACTTTATTCCTAAAGATCCTCTTATACTTCAAAGATAAAAAAGCAACCATAGCATACGCTAACTGGAATGCTGAGTTTGATAAGATACTAGGTCTACTGTTTATGGATGATGAGTTTGAAGAAGAAATTCTTTCATATGAGGCATTCCTTCTTTGGGTTGGAGCCATGGGTGCAATGTCTGCATTCTCATGGGAAAGCTCATTGAGTACAGATATCCTAGCTATTGCTGGGTCGGTAGATATGGACGGATATAAAGAAGCGATACTGAGAGTGGAGACGGCTATGGCTCCAGACTTTGAAAGTGTCAATGAAAATAGTTATAGTACGACAATATCTATGTCCAATGTTGATGGGTTCATAATTCCGACCATAAACATAGTAGCAATAAATGTTGCTCCTGTGGCAGATGCTGGACCTGACAAAACAGGTACAACAAGTGTAACTTTTGAGTTGAATGGATCTGCAAGTACAGATGCTAACACACTAGACACTTTAACCTACATATGGACTATAGAAACAGACCCTTCGTCTGGAACTGACAGTATTGTCAATTCCGGAGAAAAGATAGCGAGCTTCACTCCTAGTACAGCAGGGACTTACACAATTAAACTTGTTGTTAGCGACGGAACTCTAAGCAGTGAAGATACTGCAACATATACAATCTCATAAGGAGTAAGTAGTGAAATATAAAAAACAGGTGGGGCTAGTAACTCACCCGGAACTCAGAGATTTATCCAAGACAAAAACCTTATTCGTTGATGGAGTTTCTGCTGCACGTATGGCTCTTGACTCAAAGGATGCCCTTGTCCACGGAGACGTTACAGGAATGTGCGACTTTCTCCTAGCAAAGGGACACACCAAGCGACTTTATGATATGATTGCAGACGTAACTATATCACATTAAGGAGAAAAAATGGATTTCCACACTATGTCATGCACGAAGCTGAGAGGCTTTTTGGAAGGCAAGCGAACCGAATGGTTTACTGACAATATCACACTTACTGATCTTCAACTTATAAAGAGAAGAATGTATCAGTGTAGCCCACAAGTGTATGCAAAGATGAGTAGATTTTTTGGCTTTGTTGAACACAATATAGCGAGAAAGAGAAAATGAGATGGCTTCGTGAGAAATTAAATCCTGTATCTAAAACAACATCTATACATTCTCAAATGTATGTATTTGATGAGCACACGGAGGCAACTGTATATGCAGACCTTATGACGCAAATAGAGCAGAGTCCAAATCTGGAACTTGTAAAAGAAGAAGAGAATTGGGATCAAACAGGTATTCTTACGAAGATTGTAACATATAGAAGAAGGAGCTGACATGGCCAAGAGTGACTTAACTAAACTTGAGATTTCTGGAGTGCTGAGAAAAATGCATATCTTTAATTCATTAGACATAGAGACTGGTTTAATAGAGGGCAAGACAGATAGTATCAGGAAGTCACACAGGGTAGGGCTCAACACCTTTGCAAGCGGTGGATACAATGAGAAATTCGGTATCGACATGATGAATAAGATTGTTGGAGGGAATGGCATCATAGCTGTATCTGCAACAAGAGGTCTCGACTTCGCTATATTCACAATAGACATAAAGTCTGTCTTTGATGACAGAACACTACAAATTAAATACCCACACGGAGGATATAAATAATGGCAAATATTGTTATAAATGCAGGTGTTTCTAAGATATACAAGAATAAAGCTTCTGGTATAGCTTCAGCACTTAAAGGGAAAAGTATTATTGGGTTCATGGATGTGAGACCAGTAAAATACAAAAACAAGACAAAGCACATAGCCGGTCTAAGATATGATAAAAATGAGAGAACATTTTTCCTCACCTCCCCAAAGAGAGCTGACGCTGTAAATATTGGTGTCTTTATTTCTACATATGACCTTGAACTTGTTCACGGTAAGATTATGGCAAAAGAGGAGCTTCGTGATGTGTACGAGCTTCCGTCTGTGTCGGCCAAGTTTGAAAGAGGTGGATATGATAAAGAAATGGAAGCTGCACCCGGAGAGCGAACAGTAAACGTGCAGCCAAAAAAAGTAAACCTTAAGATCATAGTTGCAACTGCAACAGACAGGCTTATCTTGAGAAACTCCAAGGGGTTTATTTTCACTTGTGACTTCAAAGATGGAAAATGGTATACATTGCGACCTGGGACAAAAAAAGCTACAATATACAATATGAAAACAGACGACTTAGAAAGTGCCAGTGTATTTAGAGACTCTCTACCTTTCCCTGCACTTGACAGAAAGCTGTTCGACAACTCATCTATGCTTGAATTTGAAGATTTCGACATGGATAAGCACATCAAAGAAAACGTGTAACAGGAGACAATTATGGCAAGGAATTTCGACTTTAAAAAGTATAAAGCTATCGTAGATTATATTCAGGGGTCAACTGGTGGAATAACCACATCAATAGACAACCTCCTTAAGGGGAGCATTGAACTAAGAAGAAATTCCGTAGCTTCTATTGTTAAGTACAGTACGTCAATCAAAGAGGTTGTTATCGGGAGACTGACATCAACCATCAGGACTGACATATGGGCTTCCTCTGGTGATATAAAGCTTGCAGTTATCGCAGGTACTACAGTATCATTTGAGGAAGACTATAAATATGAGCCTGACTCTATGTTGCCATCATCCATAAACCCAAGCATACTTAATGCTATTGGTGAGAAGTTTGTAAGGAAGAGTAGTGGAGAAATTGTCCTTCAGAGAGAATATTCTCCATCAGTAACAACTTTTGCAGACGGTGATATTCCAAGCATTCTCTTCCTAAAGGAAAATTATGTAACGAAACAAGATGGAACTTTCTATGGAAAGGTGATCTTAGCCTCTGACTCTAAGAGTAACCGGAAGTCTGCAGTAAATGGAATTATAGCCGAGAAACTATCTGGGACCTCAAAAGAAAAAAAAGAAATGCGTACCTATTCAAAAAAGGTGTTGTCCAACTTTTTTGATGTTGCAGATAACGGAAAGATATCAATGTCGTCAAATCCAACAGCTCTCGTTGTTGGACCAGGTGTTGTGCTATCAGATGCACCTACAGAGAAGTCATTAATCACGTCTAGTAACATTTACAGTGCAGCAGTGAGAAAAGACCTCTCAAACATGACTCCTTGTGTCATGGAAACAAGTGGAGTAGGGATAGATAAAGTATTAACAGAAGACGATGCTATGGTTGATATATTATCAATAGGTACAATTACAGAAGATGTTCATACTCTTCCTAAAGACTGTCAGCCGGGGTACACGACTTCTATAATTCACGCCTCGATTGAAGATATGTCAAACAACTCTGTTCTTGATAAGTATGGTGTGATTGAAATGGAAGGAATACTAAACTTAGATAAAGAGCAGTTTAGACCTACTGAAGCTGTCTCTATGTTTACTAGGCTATTTGCCTTGACGCCTCTAGGACACACTCCTGCCCAAGAAGATGTTGTTAAAGCTCGTGGAAAAACAGCATCTACAATAAAGCTCGTTTATGAAATGGTTGCATCTAGGCTACTTATAGAAAACAGAGGCTTGTTTATTGACAATAGAGAATACTTAAATCAAGTAGCCATATCATCACTGTTGTTAAAGCCTACATCGTCCCCGGAATTCAATAGACGACCAGTATTGCAGTCTCTAGTTAACGACATAGCAACTGTCAGAGATCTATCTGACATGCTGAATGGCATCACCTCTTCTACTTCCACTGGAAAAGTAAGGAGTTGGTAGATGGCTTTCTTGGAAGATGTGCTCACCCCCATGCTGGGAATATATACAATTACTGCAAGGTCTGAGTTTAATGGATTTGCCCAATGGTATACTATTAACGTAGAGCGTTCTCCAAGTTCAGAGTTTGCGGCACCAGAGGGATATATTATGACATCCTCAAACGAAGTAATCAGTACGGCAGGAGTAGCGTTAATAGAGACTTATGTACCAAAAATGATACTAGATATACAGAAGCTAATTCTTGTACTTCCCAGTCAAGATGCAAAGCCTGACAGCGGACCGACATCAAAGGTTCCAGTGTTCTCATATGTAGACGCTGCTGATATTGCAGACCATGCTTTAAATATCCCTTATGTTCTTAATGCCCTACTTACTAAAGTCGGGTCTGAGGCAGGAGTTACAATGTCTTCTTCTCTCCAACAGACATATATATTGTTTGGTCAATACTTTGTAGTCCCACCGTATACGATAACATATATGCTACAAGTAAGCAGGCTTACTCCTATGAGTGCTATGGGGACAATATATCAAGGGCTAGGACTTGTCCTTAAGCAACAGACTGGAGGGGAATTCGTTCTTACTGACTTGACAACACTAATGGGTGGTCCAGCCACTTCTGTGAGTAGTGGTAATATCGTGTCGGTTACTTCTGGGTACGACTTTACGAGAATACCAAAGACGCAATCTATTCACTTTGATGCCGGTGGAGACATAACAGATACCGACTTAACAAAGAGACAAGATGCCGAAGCTATTGGAAACGCAGACTTGGAGAGCCACAGTAATTATGCCAACAACCATTTGCTTACCAGAGGTACAGCAGGAGCTGCCGTTTCGGTAGCTGTAGGATCTGATGCTCATATGGTTCAAGAACCAGTGCCTCTTCTTATGACCGCAGGGCTAAAAGATATTATCCCAGACGGTGATGGTAAAGCTACTATATCACTAGGTGATGTAGAAAAGGTAGTACAGCTTGAGCGTATAAAGAAGGTCAATGACCAACTGTTTGCTAAGGTTGACATGAATGCTACAGAAGAAGAATGGAACTATGCTGCGGCTAAAGTTGTACTTGTTGCCTTGTTTATGGAGAAACTACAAGCTATAATGAGTCTAAAGATATTAATGGCATCATCGTCCAAAACAGCAGTTGTAGATGATACTCTTGTTGAAGCATATGGAAATATTGAGTTCTCTGATGGAGAAGTATCCCTTCAGAAGGCTGTAATAAGCAATACGGGGGTGGAACAAGTTACTGAAGAGGGGAATTTGGCAGACCACGGATTTGTCATCGGAGTAACTCTGGTACTACAAGCAGGACTTCAGACATCAACAGTATCCTATGTAAACTTATCAGAAGCATATGAAGGAATTTTTTAATGGAAACACTAGACGTAGTAGTAGGTAACACGGTTGACTTTTTTGTGGACGTAGAGGGTATGACAGACTCCCCTACTGAGGCAAAGATTGAGATTTACAAAAACAAAGTATATGGTATTGGACTAGAAGAAATAGTTGATACTTTCTTGCCATCTCTCATATCGGGGCAGACTATTCAGTTCTCCTTTGATACCGATGTGATGGCACCTATCCCCTCTGTGCTGTATGGGCGTTTTTTTGTTAACGATAATGGCAAGAAGATAAACGCCTATTTCAAGCTAAAATTTATATACTGACTTTTGCACAAAGTTAAGGTATAATTACAGTGTTATTAAACACACATAAAAGGAATACCCTATGGCATTAAGAAAAAGAAGAATTGGATCGATTGACGGTCTTACAAACCTACTAGCTAGTAAGGTTGGCGTAGCAGCTATTATGGCTGCAAAAGCTGACGTTGAAGCTTCAAACAGTGTTTCTACAGTTGCATCATCTGCAGCAGTGAACGAAATTGTATTAGGTTTAACTAACCAAATCAACAACTTGTCTACAGGAATGAATGGACTTATTGATGATGCGGCTGACACAGGTAACACTGTAACTTGGTCTGTTGATAAGATCAAAGGATACGTTGCATCTGTTGATGACTCTATTGTTGTCTCTGACATCTCTGAGAGAGATAATGTTTCTGACGTATACGACTCATTGATTGCATATGTAATTGATACTACTGGAGATACTTCTCTTGGTAATGAAGAAGGTACTGCTGCGGCATATATCTACATTGACGGTTCAGGTTGGGCTCTTTTACAGATCCTTGCACAGAACATTGACGTAACTCCATTCGTTAAGTATTCTGACATCGTTAACGATCTTACTACTGGTGGTACAATGGTTCCATTGTCTGCTGAGCAAGGTAAAGAACTTAAAAGTCTTGTTGACGCTGCGGCTGACTCAACTGAGATTGCTGTTGATAACGGACTTGTTATTACTGGTGACGGATTTGACTCTACATACACTCCTGTTGGAGCTGTTATCGGAGGAACTGCAGAAGTTGAAGTATCGTCTGGCGTTTGGGACGTTGTTGATATTGTTGCAGGTGCAAATGGTAAAGCATGGCTTTTACTTCCAACTACAGCTAACGAGTACGATGGTAAAACTTGTCGTATCTCATACCTTAAGTCTTCTACTGAAGCATAATCTACCAGGCAGGGGGCTTCCCTTGCCTACCCTCCACATAAAACCACCCTTTTTACATTGTTTGTTTTTATTAAACTTTACGCTATAATACTGTTGTGGGCAAAACCAAATCAAAACAGAAAGGAATAATGTCATGACATTTTTTCAAAAAGTAGCAAGCTTCGGACAAGCAGTTCAAGCAAGCGAGGACGTAGAAAGCATCGTAAAAGTTGCAGCAGAGAGTGATGTATCACGTAACGATCTTATTGTATTACACAACCTAACAGTAGGTAATGTATACACAGGTGAAGATATTGTAAAAGTTGCAGAGGACGAAGCAGATAGTATTCTACTTGTAGCTGTATCAGCATACGAGAAAGTAGCATCTGGAGAAATCGACGAAGCACAAGCTATCTCAATGGTAGAAGAAGCTGGTCTTGTAGCAGACGATCTTTATGACGTTGCAGGTCTTATTGACAAGCAAGCATCAGAAGCTGGCGTTGTTGCAGATCAAGATGTATGGGAAAAAGTAGCTGAAGCTCATGAGTTCCTTGTAGAAGCAGGACTAGATCCAGTAGCTTCAATGGAATTTGCTGAAACTTATTCTGCTGCAGAAGATGGAGAAGCTCAAGATAAAGTAGCTTCAGAATTTGACGGGCTAGACGAAGAGTCTTTTGACAAAATCGCAGAAGCTCATGAATTCCTTTCAGACATTGAAGGTGTTTCGCTTACTGATCTTATGGATGAGTATGACAAAGAAGCAGGTTCTAAAGTTGACGCTGCAAAAAAAGCACTTAACTCTGTGAAAGACGATCTTTCAGGAGAAAAGTCTAAGCGTGTAGCTAAGTCAATGAAATCTGGTCTTTGGAATAAAAAATCTAAAGAAGATGTTGGAATGAAGTCATTCGGTGTCTATTCGCAGAAGAACCTTAAAGGTAAGCAGAAAGCTGTAGAAAACCGTAAGCATTTAGCACGTGGTGGAGCAGCAGTAGCAGCACTTGGTGCAACTGGTGCAGCGGCAGGCTCAATGAGTAAAGAAGCATCAGAAGCATTCCAAGCAGAAGATGCAGTATGGGAAAAAGTAGCTGAAGCTCATGAGTTCCTTGTAGAAGCAGGACTTGATCCAGTAAATTCAATGGAATTCGCTGAGACTTTCTCTGCAGCAGAAGATGAAGAGGCTCAAGATAAAGTAGCTTCAGAGTTTGATGGTCTTGATGAAGAGTCAATCGATAAGATTGCTGAAGCACATGAGTTCCTTTCAGACATCGAAGGTATTTCGCTTACTGACCTTATGGGTGAGATTGAGAAAGAAGCCGGTTCTAAAGTAGACGCTGTTAAAAAAGGTCTAAAGAGAGCTAAAGATGACTTTACTGGTGCAAATGCTAAAGCAGTTGATAAGTCAATGAAATCTGGTCTTTGGAATAAAAAATCTAAAGAAGCTGCAGGCGTTAAATCGTTTAAAGGCTACAGCAACAAGACACTTAAGGGTAAGCAGAAAGCTGTTCATACTCGTAAGAACTTAACTCGTGCAGGTGTTGTTGCCGGTGGTACTGCTGTTGCAGCAACTGGTGCAGACGCTACATTTAACGGTAGAGGGTAAAACCTCTACTTAAGGAGTAGACCATGAGCACTTATTCTTTTGCAAGAGATGCGATGTCTGGCAAGTCTGTCAGACAAGCTAAGAAACTTAGAAAAAGTCTAAAAGCAAGTGGTGCTAACGATGCAACAATGAAAGCAGCTTCTAAAAGCGTAAGGAAATCCAAAGCGGAAAGTACATACGTTAGAGGAACTGCTGCCGCTGGTGCAGGTGGAGCATACATTGCTACAAAAGACAAGAAAGACGACGATAGCTTTATCCCAAAAGACTATTGACTTTCACCCTCCCATCCAAGGATGCGAGGACTGAGGGCCCATGAAAAGACAAGGACATAGAATGGACTATAAAACACTAGCCATATCAATAGCATCAGCAGAAGACCCTTACGGTGAATTTGCAAAAGAAGCGTCGGATTTAGACGAAGTGCATAAGACAACTCTAGCAAGAGAAGTTAATAAGCAAATGTTTATAAGCAGACTAGACGGACGAGAAGGTGATGGACATATCGACTTCGACGTTATAGAACCTGAGTTGAAAGATACTCATGTGACAAAAAGTGTAGGAGATCCAACTGTGGAAAAAGTAGCATCAGAACAGCCTAGCAAATCTCCTCTTGAGAAGAGAGCTATGGTTGAAGACTCTATGTTTGTCGTTGCACCAAGACAGACTATTAAAGCAAAATCAACAACAGGTGGAAGTGCTAAAACTTTCAGAAAAATAGCAGAGCATATTATAGACGATGACTTAGATAGAATTTCAGACAAAGAGAAACAAGCTTTTGATGAAACTAAAGTCAGAGCTGTAGCTTTATTGAATGATATGTTTGGTGCAGAGCTAGAAGGCATCACTAAGATGGCTGACGATGCCTCTGAGCTTAGATCCGTGATAGGTGCAGCCATTGGTAAGGGATTGAGTAATGTAGTCCCTGAGATAGTAGCTATATCAAATGACGCAGAGAGTACGCTTCTTAAGGTGGCATCAGTTGATTTAGATGACACTAGAGCTAAGGCTGTCGATGCTTCACTTGACTATATGGTTAATCTGAACGAAGCAAAAGCATTGGTGAAACAAGCTTCCACACAACAAGAACTTGATAAGCTTGCATTCATCGCCCCATTGCTAGGGGGAATAGCTCGCTTGGGTTTTAATGTAGCCAAGGGTGCAGCCAAAGGTGGCCGTGCTCTTGGCAAGGGTGCGTGGGGGACAATGAAGCTACCTGGTAGAGTTACCGGTGCGACTAAGAACCTGCTCACTTTGAAAAACCCAGCTAAGGGTTGGAAGGATGGAGGGGGCTTAATGACAACATTAGGAACCACTGCTGTTCTTGGAGGGGCTGCTCTTACAGCAGGTCCAACTATGGATAAATATCAAGAAATGACACAACGCATATAGTGTCGTTAATTAAAGGGAACGCACTATGAACATTGAACTTATAAAGTCACGCTTTACTCCAGAGATGCTTGGAGCTATAAAAAACGAAGTTGATACTTTTGTGCAGGAGCGTTTCACTCTTGATGACTACACGATAAACAAACACCTTATTGACACATTCTTCATTCAGCCAATCTTCTATTCCACCTTACTGAACTACTACACGATGTATGAACAGCGTTCCACATTGTCTTTGTCTGACATATATAGTGACGATGCAATCTCTCCAACAAAAAAGGATGCGTACTTCGCTTCTTTTGCTGCGGACATAGGGATTAATACCACAAACATGTCATCAGAGGATATGGTCTCTGCCATAGAGAATAGACTTACTGTGTCAGATACAAGAATTCACTCTGACATGATGAGAATTGTTAAACAATACGACAAGGCGATAGATGGTGCAACTGGTGTATTTTGGACGATGTTCAGAAACTCACCAGACCACATGTATTTTAGTCACAATAAGTTTGGTGCCGCAATGATGTACGAAGATCTAGTATCTGAGGTTGAGATTGTAGATATCATGAACCAACCTATTACCATGGGAGATATTGAGAAATACAGAACAATGTCTAATTCCGGTAGAGTTACTAACTTTATAGATATCTATGTGGACACTCATACCTTTAAGGAACAGCTCGTAATAACTCTCGCTGACGGGGAGACAGACACATATGTTCTCCCTGCTAAAAAATGGAAGAAAATTGAAGTAAGCGAAGCGGACAAAAACAATATTAAATGTACAAATATGGAAGGTGGGTATATAGGATTTGCCTCACGGTCTATAACATTTGAAGCAAAAGGTCCACTAAACACAGTGATTAACCTAGAAAGCTATCTTGATGATGTCGTAGTTGAAGATCAAGTCAAGTCAGACAATCCAACATATGACATTGAGTTTTTCGGACTACTCCCAGTATATGTAGATATTAAACTTCAAAATCAGAACTCGATAGCCAGAGTAGCTTCATATCTTGGTACACCTTTAGATGGTAGCAAATGGACAATGAAAGTGTCAGAGCTTTCGAGAGTATTACAGAAGAGTGGAAACTCTATAGTGGGCATGGATGCTGTAATCTGGATAAATCCTCTTATTAGTAAAAAGATATCCATCTACAACAACAACTTGGCACTAAGCCCAAAGTCTATATTCTCGTGGATAGATATTGACAATACATGTATCAAGGCTTCCACAATTACTGATTTGGAGACAGGCGATGTTACAAGCCTATAATTCACTTTATCCATATCAGTTTGAAGCGTTGAAAGATGATGAGTATATAATAGCTGCCACAAGCAGATTAGACTCACACAACTCCATAATAAATGCTAACATATTGTCGTCAAAAACAGGTGTTCTTATACTCCCATCAACGATACATGATATCGATGCAACCACTTTTGAATTTAGAGACGGTAAAGGTGAGCCTATCACGACAGAGATAGTTAAAATAAACTCTGGTAACGGGTGGGTAAATGTTGGACTTAGTGGACCAATACAGAACACAAATGACTTATACTTGGAAAAAGGTAAAGTGGTTTTTGTTCAATTCTTAACACCTGCAATCCTCTACAATAAAACGCTTACTGGAGACATATCTACAGACGGAGTTATGTTTTCAAAGACATATTACTCTAGGCTAGAGATGTTATATAACTTTAGACTTGGATGTCACTATTGTAAGGTTCCAGAGACCATAACAAGCATAGACCTACTGACTGGAGATATTGAAACCAATGAGGGTTCTTTCCATACAGACTATCCTTTGTCTATATCTTATTTGGTTGGGGACACTGTTCCCATTGGCGAGTTTGTAGATAAGGCAGTCACTCTCACTCTCGAACCTCCATACGTTAAAGTTTCCATAAAAAAAGAGTATCATTACATAAAAAGAATATTCTCGTTCGACTCTAATAAGATTATCGAACTCCTAGACTAACAAGGACACACTATGATCGATCCGTATATCCAACAATCACAAGCAAGTATGTATATGAGCCCTTGGCAGGGTTTCACGTCTAGTCCAGGAATGATGTCTGGTGGACCACAAGGATATATGGGTACAGGCAGTATGTCTAACATGCAGAACCAATTTGGTGGTGGAGGCTCAGGTGTAGGATCTTCTGCATATGGAGCTATGTACGACAATCCATTTACAACAGCTTTTGCTATGCAGAGGACAAATGTACTGGCTAGACCAAAAGGGGCTCATTTTGCAGGGTTTCAAGCTCATGCAGACAATATTGCAATGGGTACTGGTGCGGCAATGACTGCAACAGGAATGGAAATGGGAGGAAGCCTTGCCGGAGGTGTAGCAGGTGCAGCAATGGGTTCAGCTATACTTCCTGGTATCGGAACACTTATTGGTGGTATAGCAGGTTCTATGCTTGGTGGGTCTGCCGGAGAAATGGCAGGAGGTGCTTTTGCAAATAGAGCAGGTGCTCAAACAGAAGTTCATAGATCCCTTATGGGGTTAGCAAATCCAAGTAGCCCGTATGGTGGCGGTTTTGGTATGGGTAAAAAAGATACCAAAGATATTTTCCGTGGAATGGAGAAAATGGCAGGAGACGATCCGTACTTTGGAATGGGCGACATTAGTAGAATACTCGATGAGGGTATTAAATCAGGAAACATAAAAGGTGGCTCTGGTTCAGGAGATATAAAATCCAAACTAAAAGGTCTGAAAGAAACAGCTAAAAGTCTAGTTGAGATATTCGGTGATAGTGATATATCTGAGATAATGGATACATTGAGACGATTAAACGGAACAGGAATGTCTAACTCTCAGGCAGTTCAAACATCAAGAACAATCGGAATGGCTGCTCGTGCTATGGGAATGAAAGAAGGGGATATGTTCAACCGTGTGTCTCAGGACTCACAAGCAAAAGCAGATGCAGGAATTATGACAGAGGGAGATGCCTTAATTAATGACTCTACAAATCTTCTTGCATTTAAGTACAGTGGTGACTTGAAAGATAGATTTACAGGCAATGATGACTTCATTAAAAAGGCAGGAGCATCAATGAGTAAGTACACTAAATTACTAAGTGGTAATTCAGGTGCACACATGCTCGCAACTAAGAATGAGGCCAGTGAAGCGGCATTAATGGCGATTGCGGAAGCAACAGCAAAAACTAATGTCGGAGGCAAAGAAGCCTTTACTAATCTGTCGAGAGAAGACCAGGTAAAAGAGCGTCAGAAGGCAATGACACAAGTTATAAACCAACAAAAGAATGGAGTGGCTCTAACAGGAATGGTCGCAAGTCTTTCTGCAAACGGAACACTTGAGGAAAAAGATCGCTCCGATATCCTTCATGGTAACACGGTGGCTCTCACTAAAAGAATGAGTCCTGTCTCTACAGACTATACAACAGGTGACGACTATGTTAAGAACCAAGGAGACAGACAAGCTAGGGTGATAAAAAAGGCATACAATGACACCATAGCTCAATACTACTCTGGAACTTCTGTCACAGAACAGGACAAATACGTGGCTGATGTACTTGACCAAAAAGGTGAGGCACAATACAAGAGTGCTATAAATAAAGAGGTCCAAGGGGAACAGGCAAGTGCTATGAGTAAGTCTGGGTCTTTTGACTCAAGATGGCAAGCTATGTTGACTCAGATGTCATCAGCATGGGGTCAGTTTACAGAAGACATTGTAGGCAAAACAAAGATGGCTCTCACTGGAATGCAGACAGGGCCTGCTGCTAGTGCGGCAAGTATGTCAGCTACGGTTAATGTGGCCAACTCTTCTTCTATCGCACAAATGTATGATGACAAAGCAAGTCCTACATTCGACTCTGCTGATATGGTAACAACTGGAGATAGAGGCACTAGCATCTCAAATTCTTGGAGTTGGAGAAGTAATGAAGTAAATACGATGGTCAGAGGCATGGCACATCAGGCAGGTCTTGACAAGGGTAGTCTAGGTACTATGAATGTAGAAGAATTGTCAGCAATGACAAAGAGTGGCTTTGCAAGTGAGGCATCAAGAATAGAAGGGTTAAACGAGACAGACCAAAGCTTCAAGCCTGTCATAGAGGGAAGCAAATCTATGGCAGAGCTATCATCAGAGATGACAGAAATAGGGGGAGATGGATACACTAAAAAACTTGAAGCATTCGCTACAAAAGTGAAAACATCAAACCTTAAAGGTGCAGACGGAATGAACACTGCCGTGACTGACATAAATAATGATGGAGCTGACATATTCAATACTGGTTCGGCAACAAGATATGGGCTGTCTGTATTGTCTAACGAGAGTGAGCAGAGCTTATTCGGATTAGACCTTCTTGGTGGAGATGCCAAGGCGAGAGGAAAGCAAACACAAACAGTAGATGATATGGTTCTGCTTAATAAGACTGGTCAGAAGCACAACATGGCTGTAAAGAATGCAATGAGTGTTGCTTCTAGTGTTGACTTTGAACAATTAAAGGCAGACATTGGAGATCTTGGTTCAAGAGACGGTGTAGCACAATACCTAGAAGAGTCTGGTGTTGGCAAAGATTTAGACAAGCAGTCCAAGGCTGTATTGTCTCAAGCTTTGAGAGCAGGTCATGGAGACAAGACAAAGACAAAAGAGGCATTCAGATATCAAGCCGGCACTGCTAAAGAAACCATACGCTCAGGAACAAACTTTCATTCAACAATGAGAACCCTTGGGTTTAAGGTTGAAGGAAGTGTCTCTAAACAACAAATAGACAGACTGGGTAAAGAGTTGGAGTTTGCAGGGACAAGAGCTGTACTTGACAAGACTGAAGAGGACACAAGCCCTATGGCTAGACGACTAAAAGGGTATCAGTCAATAATTAGGGAACAGCAAGGGTTCGCTGATGACAAAGAGGGTAATGCAAAAGCACTAGAAATTATGCATGCCCAAGGAAGACAACTTCAAAGAACTTCTGGTGAGCAAGCAATGGCTTCTCAGCAACCATTTAGCACAATGGGTAGACTATTCAAGCAGAAAGACACAGTTGAGGAGCAGGAGAGCTTTGGCTCAAACCTAGTTAAAGATGCAGTGGCACTAGATGCTTCTTCTCAAATGCTAGGAAAAACAGAGAGTGAGAAGAAGGCTATCTTTCAGGCAGCTCAAACATTTGGTTCTCTATCTGGAGGAGATGATGGTGCTCTGGTTATGCCTGCTAATGTTAAGAAATGGAAGAATGACCATTCAGACATGAGTAAGGAAGATATTCTTATTGCACAAAAGTTATCTCGTGTAGATAAAATAAAAGGCATAAGTTTTAAAGAATTTAGTAGTGCTACCGGTGATGGTGCGATGCTGGACGCTGCAAAGAAAACTGCTGAGAATGTATTTGGTAAATCCTTGAATACAAAAAACGAAGTAGCTCAGAGTCTAGGGTTGCTGGGTACATTCAAACAAGGAGCCGATGGAAAGTTTGCTTCAATGACAGATACTGAACTTATGCAAAAAGAGAAGGTCGCTAGGTCCAAAGATTTCAAAGAAAGAGATTTTACAGAAAGAGCGTTGGTCAATGCTGCCGACAACTACAAGAAGAGAACACACCATGATGCAGATGCAACACAACTATCTGCACAGATGTTTACTGACGCAGGGATTAGTGGTATGACAAGAGGTAGTGTTGCTGATAAAATGAATGGTTCGGCAAGAAGCCTTTCAGAGGATCTATTGAGTCAGATAAACCAAAACCTAGTACGCTTAGTACAGAAAGCTGAAAACCCAGCAGGTAAGTCCCAGAACAATAATGTTTATGGGGATGGTGGTGATGGCAACATGGGAGGAGCCAACAACCCTATCGTGACAGACATTTCTCTAAATCAAGATACAGAAGCCAAGAAGATACCTGTATCCAAGTCCCCTGAAGACACAGTAAGACAAGATGCTCCGATAGAAGTCAGTGGTGGAAACAAGCAAGCCAAGCCAATTAAAGGAAATGAGCCTGCAACAACTGGGTCGGATAAGGCACCTCCTCCTGCACCTACTCCAGTAGCATATTCAGTCGAGGCTATAACAGAGAAGAAGAACAAGAGTGGGGATATGTATAATCCTACTGTTGGTGGATCTTCAAGAAGTACCGTAGTGTCAAAAAAGGGTGTAAGCTTTGATGGTCTACAGAAAGACACAGCGAAACTAATGTTGGTAGCAAGTAGATCCATGGCCAGCGATGGTCATTCTATGATTGTAACTTCAGGGACGGACAGACCTGAAGGGTACGTTGGACCAAACGGGAAACCGGGTAAGTCGAAACATGAAGATGGAAAAGCCTTTGATATAGGAATAAAATCCTTCAAGAATAAAGATGAGGCAAGAGCTGCAGGTAAGAAAGCCTTGGCAAGAATGCAAAAAGGATATACAGGAGGGATTGAAGCCATTGAAGAAAAAGGTCATATCCATTTTGAGTTCAATGATGACAAAGAAAAGTCCGGATACATAGAAGACAATAAGGCTATGGATGCAACAAAATTTGGGCAAAAGAGAAAAGCCTCAAACCTACAGTCTGTACAGTTAGGCGTTGGTGGGTCAGCAAAATCCGATGCAGTTGACGCAATAGGAGCGAAAGCACCTCCTAAATTAAAAGCCACTAAAGAAGAGGCCGAAGCATCCAAAAAAACGATGAAGGAACTGTACAAGAGAGCGACTGGTGGACTTCGTGACTTCATAGATAAGAGAACTACAGACCGTGCCAATGATGACAGAACTATGCACCATGGAGATAGCCTAGTTATAAAAGAGCAAATAAAGACAGATAGGGTAAAAGGCAAAACAGCAAAAACTACGGTCTTGAAAAAAGCAGGGTTTGATAAAGATGGCAAGGCATATGAACATATAACAACCAAAGAGTTCAAGCAGAACATAAAAAAACCGGTATCTCGTCACAAAGAAGACAGCAAAGATAAAGTCCGTGAGTCAACTCAGTTTGGAAAAAACTCATTTGTTGTGTCGGACACAGAAACAGGTGAGTCATCTGAATACAAGAAGAACTCAAAAGTAAACAGTATGACCATGGTTGACAAAGATACAAAAAAGATGGAGGGAAGTATACCTCTTGCTTCTAAGTCTGGAGAAAAAGATGGTCCTCATGAGTCAACTCAGTTTGGGAAAAACTCATTTACTGTAACTGACACTGAAACAGGAAAATCAGAAGAATACAGCAAGAGCCTAAAGACCAATAGTATTGCAGTTGTGGATAGCAAGAGTAAGAAAGTGGAGAGTGTGTCAGATATTAAGCCTATGTCTGAAAAACAAGTGTCCGCAGAACTTGAGAAAGTGTCCCCAGGGAAAGGATCGGGTGGTCCAAAGTCAGAGGCATTCTCAGCCAAAGTAAAAGGTGACATCAAGGCTCCTTCATATAAAGAATATCAAGACTCCATAACAGGAGGAGATGTTGCTATGCAGAAAACAATGTCCTCGAAAGAAGACAAGAAGACAAAAGGTGATACAAAGAGAGACATGGCTAGTCAGACCACTTCTCTTCTTGAGAGAATTGCTAAGGCTACAGAGGCTGTCTCAAGTGCAATGAGTGGGAGTGCACCTGTAGTTAAAAAGCAGAAGAGTTAATAATATATGTGTCTAAGTTGACTTTTGTTCTAAATACGATATACTTCTATAGTTAAAAAACACTTAAATATAGAGGAGACAGTATGATAAAAGCTTTTGAAGACAAAATATTAGCCAAACGTGTAGGTGAAGATAACCTTACATCAAAGGGCGTAGTTAAAACTTCTACCAATAAAGAGAAGCCGTTAAAGGTGGTTATTATTGACAGTGCAGTCAGTGAAGTGGTAAAAGGTGATACCTTTCTTATTGCGAGATTTTCAGGAATGGAATTTGAGTTCGAGAATGAAGAATATCTGACTATTGGTATCGATGATATAATCGCAAGGATTACGTCATGATAAAATCAACAGGTCCTAATTCTAATGAGTTTGTCAAAAATGTGATGGAGCAAGTATCTTCTTTGGTTGAGGTAACATACGGTCCCAGTGGTGGATTTGTAGTCTTATCAAATGGAAATACCTCACTAGCAACAAAAGATGGAGTTTCTGTTATTAGAGCACTCGTCTCCAATGATGATTTAGAACAAGCAGTCATTAGTGTGATACAAGAAGCAGCCTTGAATACTCTTTCTAAAGCAGGTGATGGTACGACGACAACCATTGTTCTTGCAAACCAACTACTCAAATCATTCTCTACTTACGACTATATGAAAAAAGAAGAAATCATCAAGTCTGTAAAAGAGGAAATCCGAAAAAAAAGCAAACCTGTAACTATTGGGTCAGATGCACTTACGTCTATCGCTATGACCTCAACATCTGGAGATAAGTCATTGGCGAAAACAGTATTGGAAGCTTTCACCATAGCAGAGAGCCACGGTATCTCTGGCGTTATTGCAGAGCCTCATTTAGGAAGATGTACTTCCGTGGATACTGTTGATGGAATAAGCTTTACCGGTAATATGATTGACACTATATTCTATGATAGCCAAGAGCTTAGAACAAAGAGTGCTATTGATCCACATATTATATTTGCTATGGATGAGGTGTCTGGTGAAGATGATATAGTTGAACTCATAACTACCTGTGTAAACAAAGGGGTTGAAGATCTAATTATTATCGCTCCATCTTTTGCAATGACCTCCTTATCTGCTCTGTCTATAAACCATAAGGTCTCAATGAACCTAATGCCTATTGCAGTAGATGGTGGTGATGCAGTCCGAACAAAAATGGCTATTCAGGCTATTGCCACTGCTTTAGGAGCAACTATTGTTGGTGAAGAAAGTGGAGTGTCTATCGGCGATGTCTCAGAGGATATGATTATCCCCGTAGGAAAGATCTCTATATCTGGTAAATCTGTTGTTGTCTCAGGATACGATAACAGTTCAAAGGAGAGCATCAACGAACTCGTCAATAGATATGAGTCAAAGCTTAGAGCCGTTGCTTCAGATGAAGAAAGAGACATGATTAAAACTCTCATCTCAATCCTCAAGAAAAAAATGGTAAAAGTCATAGTTGGAGGGCACACTTTAAACTCAATCACTGAGAGAAAAGACCGTGCTGACGACTGTATAAACTCTGTAGAACTAGCACTAAAAGGCGGTGTCGTTCCAGGAGCAGGACGAGCATATACCAACATGGGGATAGGCATCAATACTGGCACGAATATAGATAAGGCTGTAGAGGCTGTATCTAGGATAATCAACAAAGGGGAAGTGTCTCCTACAGCACTCCAAACCCTAGACCCGACAATAGTCGCAGAGATCGTCGCAGAGCAGGCTATAGAGCTTGCATTCATGCTAGGTATGACAAGAGCTGTCGTACTTACACAATAAAAGGAACCCAAATGAAAAACAGTATCACCCCCCCATCAGACACAGAAGAGACAGCCAAGCAAACTGCAGAAGAGAAGTTTGAAGAGTTCAAGAAAGTAGAGTCAGCAAATGATAAGCTCACAGAGGACAACATTTCTACGGAGGCTATAGATTTTGAAGAAAGTTCTTTTCTTGAAAAAAATAAACATGCAGGTCAAAAAACAGAGGCTCCAAAAGAAGAAGACGAAGATAATGCTGAAGCATATGAACAAAGCTTCGTAGACAAAGAAATGAATAAGGCTGAAGAAGAAGATCTTTCTCCTGAAGAAGCAATGGATAAGGTTATTCGAGAAATAGCAGACCAACCATTTGAAGTGGCTATGTCAAACCTTGAAGTGGAGAAGAACCAAGTAGTAGAAGCTGCCTCTGGTATATTCTCTTCTAAGGGGTACTTTGAGAAAGACTACTCACTTCCTTTTGGAGGAGAGGTAACAATGAGAAGCAAGACAGTAAATGACTATGTTGACTACACAGAATACGTAAGACGTTTATTGTTAGATCCTATCTCTCAAAAAGAGTTTGATACCTTCACTCAAATGAGAAACTTGTCATATGCTATTGTTGCTATTGACGGAGATGATATCTCGGAGTTGTCAATAGACGATAAATTTGCATTGCTGACGGGAATGAGCGAAATCAAGATTACTGCCATAATCAACAATACGAAAGTTTTCTGGAGAATTACCCACCTTTTACTACACCCAGGTCTAGTCGATTTTTTAGCACAAACGCCAGAGGAGTAATTCTCTGGGCCTTCAAGAGGCTTGATGCTATGGACTCACCTCCTGAGCATTCCCTTGAAAAGAGTGTTCTTGAAGGTTTGTTATCATATAGGGCTAGACGAAATAACATGATGAGCATCAATAGTTCGCTGCTTGGAGTGTATGGTAGCCTGCTTGCTGCAGGAGGCGGAGACGCAACAGATATAGACGACTTGATAAGAGAAATGTCTACTGGCCTTTAAGGAGGGTTTATGAGTAACATATTTAAAAAATCTATTGAGTTAATAAACTCTTGCATGAGCACCAATATTACCATTACTGGAGACATGTATATCGTAGATGGTCTATACTTCAAGAACTTCAAGAGAATGATATCTCACCTTGGAATAGAAGATGATTTAATGGACAGTATGAGACAACATAGAGCGTTGTATTCATTAGCTAGGCATTATAAGTCTTACCCTGAACCGGCATATGACAACTTTGCATGGCAGGGAGCTAAAGGCGAATACTTTACGAGGCAGAATGTGTATAGAGACGGGGATGCATATGTTGCTAATGTGGACTTCCGTATCCGTATGCCTTGGGGAATGATTGACATAAAGAAAACAAACAGAATTCAGCCGGCATACACAATGGAGGGATTTGACACAGGCATCATACTTGTACGAAGCAGATCTGACGCAGAAGTATTTTGTCCAGACAAAAGTATGCTTAGGTTTATCAACCATGATACAAATGCGATGAAGGCATCTATACTTAGTAGCTATATCACAAAGAGAGCAAGTAGCGAAGTGAAGAATATCGTAATATCTGATATGTTCCCATCTCTGCTTAATGCATGCAAGGCAGGGCTTGTTTCTGAAATATCTTGTGCCAAGTCAAAAGAAAGAGCATTCGCCAAAGTATTGCTTCTTGACAGGGATGCAATGGCTGTATCTCACCTCCGAATAAATGGCGTAACACCCGTATTGTTTATTGCTCAATACATCTCCGTTCTAACAAACAAAGAGGTTAGAATTGGCGTACAGAATGGGATATTTGCATGCAGGGAAACAGGAGAGGCGATCCCAGACATTTTTGCATCCTTGCTTGCAATTAATGCAGAGATGCCTTCTCCTGTAGCTCCAGAGATAAAAGCTTTCATCTTCAAGACAGTTGATGCATTCTACTCAATAAGCTATGGGTACAGAACATCTGTGACTGAAAAGTTTGGAGGTACGGTTCATGTTTATACCGGAAAATCAGATAACAAGACCGCAAGAAAGGTAGCAAGTGCAATCACAAGCCTTCCTGTAATAAAAGATGAACTGAAAGATATCAAGATAAAAGATGTAGTGTCTTTAGTCCATGAGTATTTAGGGGCAAAGAGGAAAACAAATGCCTCTGACAACTCAAGTATTGAATTCGGTGGAGTTGATATGGTGATGGACTTTACAAATGGGGCACTTGTCTTTAATGATATCGGGAACAAGTCAGTCTCTGCAAGGTGGCTCTCGTCTCCAAATTTGGGCAGGAAGCCAACAGGACATGCAAGTAGAGCAATGACCTTCAAGTATATCTTTTCGTCCACAGAGGATGCACAGAGAGCTTTAAGGGGGACATACTTGATGAGTCTATCTGTACTCTTTGATGTTCCCTGCAGAATAGCAGTATCTGCTAATACAACTAAAGCAGCAAGGAATGTTGTTAGGTATTTTTCATCCACTGCCTTTAATACATTCAGTTCGTCTTTTAAGCATCCGGATATTATGTCTTTTTCTGGTAGGGAAGTTGCTGTGATTATGGAGAGGGAAGAGGCTGATTTTGGTGGACTAACGCACAAGATTGTGATCTTAAGGGACGAAGAAGATGCTGAAATAGACTTCTATACGGGAGCACTTTCTCCTGCCAAAAGCACAAGCCTGTATAACTTACAGGTCACAAATCCTGACAAATGGTATATCTACTATCTTGGTAAAATGCTGAAAGAGTTGGCTGAAGAGTATTCCGACATGGAGCAGTTAAAAGCACACATGTCTATAGGCGACAATTTGAAGAGGTTTGTTGATGCAGCAGAGGTTGACTCAATCTATTAGGTTGAGCATCTTTGATACCCTTGCATCATTAGGCTTGATAAGGATACCTATAAACATAGTTGATGTTCTAACACTACCTATGTTTGCTATTGTCCTGTCTGAAACTTCGTAGAATTGCTTGTCTGACAAGTCCGCAAAGATTGTACCTTTAACAAAGTCTGTTCTAGCATATGTTTGAAACACTGCTTGTTCTCGTATTTTTGAACCACTATTGTTAAACTCTTGCTTGCTTTGAGTTTTGATCTTTTTACAGAGAATGTCTGTCTTGTTGAACTCTGCATCAGAACAAGTACAAGTAGATGATATCGGTTGCCCTAACTCTTCATCCCAACACTCTTCACACTTAGCTGCAGTAAGAGATTGCGTTAGTACCCTGACAGTTGTTCCGGAGAACCTTGCAAGTTGATTAAATTCAACTGTGAGCTTATTCACAATTCCATATAATGCTTCAATCCCCTTCGGCGAAATCTGGAAAGTATTTGTAGTGTCCACAAAAATATCATTGACGTCAAAAAATTGCATATTGAAGTTCTTGTAATAGATGGAGTCAAAAGGTAGTCTATTTAAGTCTACTGTTATTTGCCCTGTTCCTGTGTCTACACGCACAACAGAGTTCTCAGATACACCAGAGGTAGCATCAAAGACATCAATCTCTTGATCTTCTGACCCCGAAACACTGAGCAACAATTTGGCTTTAGCAAAAGTTATCTGTGTCCCTATCGTAAACTTAAAAGATGAGGCGGTATTGCTTACTATTGATATATTAAGCATGAGTGATTATCTGTTCGTCTGCACCCTTCACAGACTTAACTTCATTTGTATTCACTGAAACAACTTGTCCATTCCCTAGTTCAACATCAACACGATCCCTATACACAACAACATTACTCATAGAGTCTTCATTGACGACTTCTATCTTCATGGTCTCAAGGATCTCTTTACTGAGCATGTACTGCTCAGAGAAAGTCTTATTCATTGCACTGAAGTATTCGTTTACTTTGTCGATGTTACGATTTAGTACATTTGTTACCTGGGTTATATTCCCAATACGCTCAAGCTCTATATCATTCATGTTATAACCCCTATCTCTTAGTTTGGCGACTATTTTATTGATAGCCTTTTCCATGCTCTCTGAAACAGCATTCATGCCTGTGATATCAAATCCAACTTCAGGATAATTAACAAAATCAACCATTGCCATAGAAATAACTTTAGCTACCATATTATACCTCCTGCGTATTGTTTCGTATATATGATTTACGCATTCTAGCACGAAGCTTATTAAGACCACTATAGTACGCACCATTTGACATACCAGTATGCTTCAGTGCCTTTGGCGTTGACATGCCTTTCTCTATAGTCTCTGATATCTTCTTTTCTTTACCAGACAGGTCAGGCAATAGTGACTGCATAGAGACATAATTTGTCCCTCCACCAAACTTGTCAGTTACGACAGCTTTTATTTGACCCATCTTCTTATATTTGTTTACAAACTTTGACTTAAAGCCTGTGTGCTTAGCTAGTTCTGCATCTGTAGCATCTCTACCATGCATCATGTAAAGCTCATCATTAGCTGTTCTCAACTTGTTTATTGCCATACCTACGTCTTCACTAACTTTTAAGTTAGAACTAGACTCGTGTACGTCTCTCTTCAGTTTGTTGAGGTGATTGCTTAGGTGAGTTTTAAATGAGGCATTCTTTGTTTTATCAAAAGTACGCTCTGCATTTTGCGAGTACGTATATAGCTTATAATCCAGTTCAGCAGGAGATAGCTCTGACGAGTATGTCCGTTTGAAGTGGTTTATTGTATCCATATGGCCTGAGACCATAGGACTATATACGTTGCTCATTTACGGAGTGTAGCCAATTACATCTGTAGCCCATACGGACTCTGCGATGACAAAAGGCTTTCCTGAAGAGTAAGACTCCCCTTCAAATAGTGAAAGGCCACTTTGAGGAATTTGCCCATTACCATCTACAATACTTGCTTGGTGTTGCTCGTACATCTCTAGTGCGATATATCCCACAAGGGCCTCATTATTTACTGAGAACAAGGGTTCATTCTTGTTTACTGCAGAGACGGTTTCATTTAGTTTAATAACTGCATTTCCCTTAATGAGCCCTTCTGCGTCAGCGGTTGGTGCTGCTGTTGGTATCATTGCCATTTTATATCCTTTACACCGGTACTTTGACCATTGTTACTTGGCCTTGGAATTTTGTGTATCCGGCTATCCCGGAAATCTGAGCACTGATAACGGCTGTTTTAGTTGCTGTATCAGATGCGTTGTCTATACTTCCTGCACTACTCACGAGTCCTGCAGCAGTAATCTTCTCGCCTTCATTACGGTAAATCCAGTCTACAGGCTTAGCTGTTCCTGCACCGAAAAAAGGAGATAAACTCTTTTCTGTTCCTGCTCTATGGTCGAGCATGATATCGTCTGCCATGGTAGATCCTTTATTTTTGTTGCGTAGCCACAAACATAGCTATAGCTTCTTTCTCTTGTGGACTTGCAGCATCTGTAACATTCTTTAACATGTTTATGTCAAGTGTTCCTTCGCTAAACAATTCCGATACAAGAGGTCGAGGAAAGACGTCTGTCCAGTCCTCTGCATCTATTGATGCAATCTTTTCCGTTGGAACTTCTTCATCCCCTATGCTATACACATCAGACACTTGACCTGGTATAACAAGTTCTAAGATAGCTTCTTCAGCAGTCTTCTCGAACCCGTTAACTTCATCAAGATCTAACATATCAAACACAAGAGAGGCAACCTTCTCTACTGAGTAGAGATTGGTCCCACTTAATTCAGATGCTAACTTTTCATAGCTATCATCCCCCGTAAGTAGTTTTCTGTCATGTAGAATGCTTCGTGCCGTTGAGATGTCTATAGTACCATACAACCCAAGAGAAAGAGTAGTGTCAGATACAGGCTCGCCAAGCTCTTCAGCTTTCTTAACCAGTTGTCTGTTAGCAACTACTAAATCTTCCGAGGACAGCATACTAGCTACCTTCTCAAGTGCACTGCTTGACATCCTAAGAGTGTCAGCATCCACAACAGGAAGTTTACGTTGAGCTGGAAGAAGGAAATCAGAAGCGTCTAATTGCTCAGGCTCTGATGCCACTTTTTCCAACGAACCGATTTGAACATCTAGTCCAAACAAAGCACATGCTTCTTCACACGCTTCCTTGACAAAGCCGGGAACGTCTTCGTTCCCTTCAAGGTAAACACTTGACACAAGAGCATGTGCAGGTGAGTATATTGGGAACAACTTTTCATCCGGCCAAGCGAAAGCCTCTTTTGTGAGATCATTTCGTTCGTCCATAGGCAACGCTGCAACTTTTTCAAGTCGGTGTGCTGCCCCATCAGTCTCGGCAATTTTTTCCTTAAGGATTATCATATCCACGTCATTGAGTGCATCAATTAGCATGGTGTCCTCCTTCAGAAAGCATTTGCTTTAGGTACTTGATGATTAGATGAGCTAAAATCATTCTCTCTATCTTCTCTTTACATACTCCGTCAAGCATATTAGCCCCTTACTATTTTGTACGCTTTGTGCGTTTAGGTGCTGCTACAGTTTCGATAACTTCAGGTTCTTCCTTTACAGGAGCCTCTTCAATTTTCTCTTCTGTTACAGCTTCTTTTTCTGTAGCGTCTGAAGCATCTGCTTCACTTGTTTGTGTTTCTGTTTTTTCAGTTTCGCTATCAGGGTCAGTTTTATCTTCTCCAGCATTTGCGTCTGGTGTTGTGTCAGTAGCTACAGGAGGATTTTTATCCTCCGTAGTTTCTACAACATCTTCACTATTATCTGCTGAAGTTGATTTACCGGCATTACCAAAAGACAATCTTCTCTCTTTAATCATACGATCAATGTAAGATGCTTTACGCTCAAAGTCTTTTTGTAAAATCTTCTCTGTCTTGCCGGGTTCGATTGTAGTCATTCCGACTGCAATGTTCCCCTTAGACAGATTTGTTAGGTAAATATCAACTCTCATATCAGATCCTTATGCTTCGATGTCGGTGAATACACCCTTGTAAACACCTTTAGTGTTACCAATAGCGTGTGCGATATACGCTTCACTGTCCATAGTCATCATATCTCTATCAACTTCCATGTAAGAAGTGTGATCTTGAAGGATGAAGAAGTGTCCATACATGTCTTGAGGAGCGAAAGTATAAATTTCGTTGTTCTTAACAATGTGTGACTTGATTGTTGTAACGATCTTCTTATTCCAGAAGTCAGAGATGTTATCCACACCATCTTCCCAGAATTTAGAAACAACGCTATCACCAACTTCTTGCATAGTCATATGCATAAGCTCTTGGATAAGAGTCTCTGTCAATAGAACAGTTTTGTTTGCGATACGGTTACGTGTCGGCATTTGGAACAAGAACACCAAGTTTGACTTGTCTAATGTTTCACCATTATCGAAGTATACTGTTTGTCCTGAGAAACGCTTGTTACCTTGAGTAGTAAGGTTTCCACCGTTTGCTGCTTTAAACGCTGTCTCTTCGTCACCAAGAACTTGGTTAACTCCACCCATAACTGTCAAGTCTTCAACTTCATACATTGCTTCCGAGATACGATCTCTAAACAATTTCTTGTAGTCAGTCTTAACTGTCATCATTTCCATTTTTGATTTACGGATCTTCTCAGATACAACTTTTTGGAAGTAAACTGTGTAACGATCTGTTTCATGGTAACGGAACTCACCACGACCACGTAAAGGAACTGTCATTGCACGTGCATCAACATCTCTCTCTACCATGATTGCTGGTTGGTCTGTATGCTCAGTAGGAACTAAGTCTTTTGGTGAAATATATGTAGGTTCAACGATCTTACGAGCGAAGCCTTTTTCACGAATTTTGTCTTGGATAAAAAGTGAGATACCCTCTGCTGCTTCTTTAACAAATTCAGGGTCACTGAATAGTCTTGAAACGAACTGGCTTGAACTCACTGTAGTAGATACTGCTGGTTTCATGTGTTCTCCTTTTAACCAAGTACGATAGCGAGCCAGTCGGTTCCACGACCAACAACTGCACCAACTTCAATAGTATTTGTTCCGTCAACGTGAACAATAACACCATCTTTTAAAGATACATTGTCGCCTGCTGCAAACGCCGTACCATCCTCTTCATACATTTTAGTGTGAATTAACATCTCACCAAAAAAACCTTCTACTACGCCGGCAGGTTTCATTCTGTCAAGCATATCATTGTAGTGGCTATCTTCTGTTACAAGAAAAAAAGCTTTCTTTGTATCAGTAAGTGTAATTTTTGCTCCGTCATAACCAACAAACTCACCAGACTTTACAGCCTCGCCATTCGCCAATTCGATTTCTAGTTTCGGTAAAGCAAGAAAATCTGGAGACACAATGTGTACCATTTCTCGTCTACCGAATACCTTATCTGTTTTATAACCCATAGGAAATTCCTTCTGTTTTAATTTTATTCAAAGTCACTAGGTGACTCGCCTGAGAGGATCATGTCCAGTCTCGCTTCCGAAGATAAGTCTGAACTCATCGATGGAAGGTCGTCTGCCGATGACCCAAATCCGTTTCCACTTCTAAATGAAAAACCTTCTTCCGCCTCTTTCTGCAGTGCGGTTTCATGTTTAACATCAGAAGGATCAGAAATCTGGTCCTTCTCTAGGCTTGCTACCTTCAATAACAATTCGTCTCTCTCAGATGTGATAATTGCTTTTGCGTCAGTAAGATTTTGTATCTCTGTTGCCGCAGCTCTCAACTGAGAAGCGACATGTTGTCTTGTGTGCATAGTAGTCCCTTGCATTAGTGTTTATAAAATAGTAGCACAATTTGGCGAAAAAACCAATAGGTGCTTCTTTTTAGTAGAATGAAACCGCATTTTTATGATGCATATACGCATACATTCCAAATACAATGGCGTGTAGCGTGTCATCTGGCTTCATTGTACTGTGAGTCCACATCTTTCTTCCCTGTTTCGTCTCTTGCTCAAATTCGGCAAGGATATCAGCAACAAAGAAGCGTGAGTCATCATAGTCTGGAAAAATAAAGTTAAGAGTACGTCCACCTGAAAGTCTCTGTGGTTTAAATTTCTTTATCAACATCCCCATTATAGTATCAATACCTTGGGTTTTGTTTAGTTGGATCATGTTTCGGTCAGCATCATATGAAAAACTTCCATTCCCCATATACATAACTTGCCTAAACCTATTATATCCTAAAGCCTGCATCATGTCAGCATTCTGTATCATACCCATACCTGCATCGGCACCTACAACATCACATTGAAATAGTCGAGCTGTCTTCACTAATTCGTCTGCCTGAGTATTCGTTCCTCCTGGAGGGAAAATCTTACCCCATACCATTTCCATATTTCCATCTTTTCTGTGACCCATTACAACAGCGACAGTTCGTGACTTTATAAGTACACCATCTCCCGTCCAGTCAATACCCATAAAGAAGCCATGGTATCCCTTCATCCACTCTTTGTTTGGAGTGTGTGTCATCTTTCCGCCAGTACACATTTCTTTCATCATGTCCAAGTTCAAGAAACGCTGTGCAGCACCATTTGGAATACCTAGAACTTCTTGGTTGAACTTCTCTGGTGTGTATGTCTGATACTTAGTCCATACCTCTGCCCACTTTGACTCTGAAGTATGAAAAGGCAGACAGATCTGAGGAATTCTAAATGCAACATAGTTTGCATGCTTGTCCCCTGTTTCCATCCACTCACCATTGTGTACAGATATTGGCTTTCTACACTTCATGTTGTTACATATGAGACCCTCTTTTGATATGTTTCTCAAATCCAATATATTCCACTTGTGGCAATGCTTACAGTGTATCATTCTCTCCATCTTGTTAGAGAGTTCCCATATTACACCAGTTGTATTCTCTAAACTCTTTGCAGTACCGGCATAGGTGATGACAGGTTCTTTTGACGAGGTAGTTACTTCCTCAATAGCAGGAAGAATATCATAGTCTATGTCTTGGGCTTCGTCTATGTATAAATCATCGGCAGACTTACCACGCACACGTACGGGGTCCATTCCTGTGATAGATGCATAGGTAAGTTCGATATAGCTTCCGATTATGTTCTTCTTGAAGAATACGTCGTTCTGTGCGTCCTTTCCTGTGAAGGCTGCTTTCAGATGAGGTGTATCATCTATTATCTTTTGCAGCTTAGTCTTGGAGAAGGTTTTTGTTTGTGACTCTAGTGGGGCTACATACAAGGCTCTGTTTGGGTGTCTAATAATAGATTTTGTCCCAAGCTTGGCTGCAAGATATACAGTCTTCCCGACCTGTCTACCTGCAGTAATCATCATCTTTCTCTCGTCAACATCGTACGGTAGCCTAAAAGCCTCGTACTGGTCAAAGTCTAGCTTCATCCCATCTATATGCACATACTTATCAATAAAATGCGATACTCTTTCATCTGTCTTCATTTACTTCCCTTTTAAGTGCTTAATCTCTTTCTGTAACTCATTTAGTTTAGCATGCATGTACTGGAATATAGGCTTATGCATTTCCATGAAATTTGCCTGTGCAGAACTCATCTCCTTGTCCACATTCGTACCACATACTGACAACAACTCGCCTTCATCGCAAATTATTGACTCGTAGTAGTCTTTATCGTAATACTCAAAAAAGTCACTGAACTTTTGAATATTCAATATGTATGGTGGCATAGTCCACCCATCTGATTTAAGACAAGCAACAACATATCGAAGTGCATCACCACGAAGAGGAACATTGTCCGCATTATAGATAGCCATCAATACGATGATTGTCCAGATAGCCTTGGCAGGCTCGACAAAATCTACAATAGCAGTTTCAACGTCATCGTCACAAAAAACATCAACTGCAATATTGAAATATTCTGGCACAGTCAACACTCTATCTGGATCTGCAATCAAAGCTTTAGCCATTACAGCTTTCTGCACTACGTTGGGTGCAGTTCTGTCTTTTAAAAGTATATACTGTATAGTCTCGTTCTCATACTCAAGTATATCCTCTCCTATGACCTTAGCTGCTCCATAGAAGCAAAGTATCGCAGGTAAGTCAGAGTTTGTTGCCAACGCATATTTTGTTGCGTCCTCGTCAAGCTCATTCATTGCATCCGATATCTTCTTGCTAAAATCTAAAAGTATATTCTTCATCTAAACTCCTGTGAATTCCACAGTGATGTTTCCTGAGCTGTCTATCTGACCTTCTGATTTGACAACCTTATCTAATCCCCATTGCCATGTTCTAGCAATAAGATATTCATCGCCTATCATTTTATCGTCACGTCTTAGACCATAATTCAGACCACCTGCTGTAGTTGCAAATATTCCAATAAACTCATCGCATCCTGTTCCGTAGCCGTATTGTAGCAGAACTGTTCCATTAGAAGAAGGAATTCCTTTAACTTCTATACAATCTGGAGATGTTTTTATATAGTTCTTGTAGTATTCATTGTCCATAGGGAATACAATCTCTTCACTCGTTTCATTGTTGATTATCTTAATGCTAGTTAAGTAAACGAATGCCTGAGTCTTGTTTAGCAACTCATACACCTTAGCCACATCTTCCATAGTAGACATATTTATACTAATGCTCTCCGTATGAACAACAGCCAAATAAGCCTTCTTAAGAAGTGATACTTGCTCTGAATGTTTCGATACCATCCAATCAGCCATCAGTCTATATAGAACTTCGTATGGTATTGTGTCAATAAGGATACTCTTCTCAACAAGCATTCTCGCAAACAAAATCCCGTCAGCAAAAATTTCAGGGATTTCATCTGAGTTGGGAGATACATTTAGTGTCCTAAAGAACATCTTGGTTGTCTTGTCTTTTTCCACCTGGGACATCTCCGAAGGAAGCACGTCCTCAAATGATTTATTGTGGGACAATATCCCTTTTATGATAGTAGGGATAACATGGTCTTGGCTTACTCCTACTGAGGACTGCATTATGTTCTGCATTTTTGACTCTACTTCAATCAAGACTACATTGGCTAATACGTGAAGTCCTATATCCATCAATGGCTGTATAGCTTCTCGTGCTGTGGCTCGTGCTGCATCTATATCAGTAAATGCCACACTGTTTGAGTTTACAGCTACTGGTCGCTCATTTAGGGATAGAGATACATCAATGACTCTTCCGTACCCGTCAAGATGAGGGTTTGTCAAAGACAATAAAATCTCTTCCCCATATGCAATACCTCTAACTGCATTTACTGCTGTGTCGCTCATATCCACAATTCCGTTGTCTAGTAAATTGTTTACCTGTGGGACAAAGAATAAATCAAAACTCTCTTCACGAGGCACAATGTATGCAGCAAAGTAAAAATGGGGCACAACACTCCCAAAGTAAATCTTATAGGCTAGAGTGTTTCCCTCTGTGTTGTTTCCAATCTTAAAGTACATAACTTTTTTTAGCTGTATCATCTACAACCCCCTTTTAATTCATTGATTATACCGCACACCTTATTAAGAACTTGACCCATTTTTGAGTAAACATGATTGTATGTATTCATATTGTTTGCCCACCAAGGGTTCCACATTCTGCCTTCGTCATGACTAAGCATACCCGGCATATTAGCAGAAGCTCTAAAGTTGTAAGCAGTAGCTGAATATGTCTCCATTCCATCTTTATACGTTGATACAACCATATCGGTATCAGCTCGATCTACATTGACTCCAACGCCAACAATAGTGTCACCCAATACTACTATTGTAAACATTGTTGTTCTATGAGATCCATAGTAGCTTACCCAGACACCTCTAACCTTATACACTGTGACTAGATGACGCTTGTCTGTCTCAAGAGAAGCCAGTGTAGAATTTCCCATCTTGAGACTTGTACCACTCACAAATACTCTGTGTGTCCCTTGGCTATTGATAATATCATATGTGCCTGGCTTTTTTAGTACGAAAGACGTAGCATACGCAAAATAATCTTCTCTTCTCTCTACATGGATACCTGTGCCTATTTCAAACACACTTGTTTCTTCTGCATCAGGAAAACTGTCACAATCAATTATCTTGAGACCATTTTCTTTCTTCATGAAAAGGCAAGGGTCATTCATTACTCTATGGTTTACAGGGTATCCATTAGAGGCAAGATAGTCTTCTTCTGCAATAAAATTTAGCTTCACAACTTTTTCAAATTCAAGTGTATCATTGAAGATAGACAAGTCCATAGAACTTGTGTATCCATTCTGACATGCCACTCGTGGAGTTATTGTCTTAACGACAGGGATAACACCTTCTCTAGCCTTGGTCACAGATACCATTTCCGCTGTTGCTTCATTGTAATATTTCATCTATTTTCCTTATACAAAAATGTTATTTAGTAGGTCGCCTGCATAATTAATAGCAAAGACGTTGCCCTCTTCAGTGTATGCCTTGTTCTTGTCGCAATCAACATAGAATTCTGAGTCCTGCAATTTCATTGCTAAGTCTCCGGACGTTGCTACATCTGCAATGTCCGCATCAAAGGCATACTTAAGAGTGTCCCCATCAAGTTCAAGTGCTGCATTTGTAAGCATGGCTGAAATGGTTTGAATATGTGTTTTGTCAAAGATAGTAAACTTCTTCTCAAAAGGATCAAACTCTACAGGGATAATTCCGTATGTTGTTTTCACGAATATATAAACAAGTCTAGCATCATCAGTAGGCGTCAATACGAAAACAATATTATCAAACAATGAATACTCTGCAATATCTACAGAATGGATTGTAGAGTCAATACCATATCTATCCTGGTAGTATCCTACTTTTGACTTGTTGGTGACAGTTGTCACTGGGGCTGATGTAATATAATCAAACATGACATCCTCTGCCTCTTGTGTCCCATTACTTAGAAAGCCTATATACTCTACAGGCATTCGTGATGGAGCAAACAGTACAGAGTGTCTACGCTTTGACATGTTCGCCACAAAGAATGCTTTTCCTGTAGATCTTCTAACTCCATATCCAGACGCTCTATTTACTGATGCCATGATATAGTTTTCATCCTCTTCTACTTCTTCCGTGAAGTTGTTTTGGTTAAACATGATATTTAATCTATTTACAAATATCTCAAGGGCTCCTTCAGCAAAATACGTAGTTGGGCTAAACTCATATTCAAAAGGCTCATTCATAGGAGGCAAGTAATCAAACATTCTTCTTGCCGTTTTAGGGATGTCTTCAGTAAAGTCATAAACCCCTCTTGCATACCTAAAGTTTCCAAATATAAATCTGTACGCCCCAAGTTCAACGTCAAACACAAACGACTCACGTAGAAACTTTATAAGATTGTCGTACTGACCAAACATATGTAATGAAACTACAGACATGTAATTATCGTAAGGACCATACATCTCACCAGTAGCAAGATCTCTCACTCCGAATTCAAGACCGGGGTCAATGCCAACATACACTGCATGCTTGTCAAAGAAGAAGCATAAATCGTAGTCTGGATAGATATCTGCATCCACAATCTCGTGTCTTGACTCTCTAAGGTTAAAGAATAGAATTCCACTTTTAAACGCTGCTGATTTAGGTGACATAGTTGCTTTCATTAGTTATCTCCAAAGATATAATTGTGTAGATCTGCAGATGCAGTGTTTATCACAGCTCTTGCCGTATTCTTGCCTCTAGGAAGCTCATACTTGCCCACATAGAATGCATCGTCCACTGTATCCTCGAACAGGCTATTCTCAAGCGTGATACCTGTGGCAGTCTTAGATTGAATAATTCCTACTGTTGACATCCCCTCAAGCTTAATACGTTGACCGAGGAAGAACCCTACTGTATTGTCTAGTGGGATAGTAACACTGTTTCCTGCTATATCCATCGATACCTTGGTTGTCACCATTTCCCCAGAAGGAGTATGATCTAGTGCTTCAAAAGAAACAGAAACTGTACCTTCTGGCAGAACCTCATTAAACACGATTGAGGTTGCATCAAAGTCCACGACTCTATAGTCGATAGCATTTACCGTACAGGTTCTTCCTATATGAGCTACATTTTCCCCAACAAACGAATACTTTTCTGGAGTGTCTACATCTTGAGTCAATGTAGGTGCCCAAGCTCTATAAGGGTTAACTTCTGGAGAGACAATAGTTGTCCCTTCTTCAAACAGTTCAGGGGTCAAGTCTTTGATGATAGTCATATTGTCCTCTGCTCGCATAAAAAATACAAGCGTGTTGAATGTGCCATCTATTGTCACTTTTCTCAAGTGTAAGGATTGGTTGTCCTCAACAAAGATACGCTTCGTTCTTCTCTCTGCATCCACTGATAGTGTACTTGCATATTCTGGTAGTATCTCATAGTATTCATTGAACACCTGGGCATCAGGAAAGGTTGCCTCTCGTGCAGTAAGGGGCATGTCGAAGAATATCTTATTCCAAGAGGTAGCCGTAACTTCTCTGCGAACAAAACCTGCAGCAACACTACCAAAGATAACTTCCATACCATACGTAACTTTTTCTGTATTTTCAACAAGTATGTAATTCTGCCCAACACCGGCATATTCCATAATTACAGTTTCAAACATAAGAGATCCTTGTCTAGGGAAACCCTTAACAAAAACCCCTTCCTCTATCTCTGGCTTAAAGTCAACAAGGAAATTGTTATTACCTATTGCGACTCCTCCATTTTTAGTGTTCAGTTCCCCAAGAATTGTGTTATTGTTACCCACAACAATATCATCATCATCGTATGTTTTTAAATCCAAATGGTTCTGACTGCCAAGAGTTATAGATAAATTGATATCCCCACTTTCTCTTGTCATTAGACGTATTCTTCCATTATTCTCAGTTCCCACGTCTGTAGTCAATTCAGCAGTAAACACCTCGCCTCTCTTGGTGGCTATTCTTCGCTTATAGAATTCAATAGTATTGAAGTTCCCATACTCATTAATAATAAGAGATGACAGTCTTGTGGAGAGTTTGTTTCCAATGGCTGCCAAGAAAGATGTTTCATCCACTTCGCCGTTGATAGTATTAGGGACAACATTTCTGTATGCCCCTCTGGTTACTTTTCTGCTTTTAGGTATCATAGGTTATTCCTCAATCACATATTCTTTGGCTAGGATAAATCCATAGCTGTCTGCATTCTTGTAGTAAACTCTATAGAATTGACCACTCACACCATTTACAGCTTCAGCAATTATCATTGTTGAGTTAGTAAAAGGGTACACATGGGAGTTCCCATCTAAGTCTTTATAGTTTAGGCTTGAAATATTACAGGTCATAGCGAATGTATAATCTGCATTGATAGCGTTAAGCATAGGAAGGAGTGCATCTTTCTCGAAGTAGTCATACGAGCTACCTTGAGCGATACGTCCATATATGGCCCCTGTCGCAGGCTGATAGTTTATCTGTAGGTTCGCTAAGTCTCCATCAGCATCAGGTGAAGCAACGACAGCAAGTGTGTCATAGGTCAAGTTTAGTTGTGGGAATGCATACGTATTATCCAAAACATTCACATACAGTGTCCGTGTCAATATCTTTATCGTATCAGGCTCAAGAGTAATGGCACCATTCGTAAATAGAGTCTCTGCGGTATCTGACACGTTATCAAAAGATTTCTTCAAGACAATATTCAAAACAGCAGTATTCCCAAGACTCCACAACGGGTTGCTTGAATATCGAGGGAAGGTTTTTGTGGAAGTTACAGTCTTCGTACCACTCTTCACTGTTATTGTAGCTTTATATCTTGTCGGCTGATCTTCAATCACAACCTTGACATACTTAGATGAGCTTTCTCTGTTGAATACAATTTCAAGAGTATCCCTTTTGTCTCTATAGGAATACAGTTTATAGTTAGACTTGAAACTTCCTACTCCAAATCTAAACTTGTCATAGGCATCGTGAGCCATACTGTTAGCATTTGCAACAAGAGCAACATAGTCCAGTGAACTGTCAATGTTTTTTATGGTTATCTCAGTGTTGGATATCTTCACTCTACATGCTCTTCCGTAAGATACGGTAGCAGACATTAAGGCACACTCATCATCACCTACTGGTGTCTTGATGTAATAATAGTCCACATAGACATACGAGCTGTATACTCTCGCATACCCTATATATGTCTTAGTGGAGCATTCAATTAGTCCGTCAATATAATGAGTGGAAGTATTGACTGCTGATTTCAATCTATCTTTGTTGAACTCTGCAAAGTGTCCTGCATCATCACCGACTCCAATTCTAACAAAAGAAAACTGGTCGTTTTTTAGGTACTCCGGACTCTCTGAGGGAAACCATATCGCTGCTTGTGAAACACCAAACCCATAATTGTCAACAGGAAAATACTGGTGTCCAAAATCATCTAAAATCAAACTTGAGTAGTCAAGGGTTATCTCTTTTTCAGTAAATACTCCTGCAGGACCATCTATGACAGAATAGGACAAGTCAAAAGGTGTAGCCGGAGTATCATAGTCAACTATATTCATTGAAGAGAAGTCTCCGTTCAGCCTCGCATATAAGTCATCTGTGTTGATGGTTATATCAAGATCCGTGCCGGTTATATTCAAGTCTCCAGTGACAGCAGTTCCATTATAGATAAGAGATGTGTTATCCCAAGACAGAGAGAAGTCGAAATCACCTGTCGCAACGATTGTCTTAGAGGTAAGGTTAATGTCTACCTCTAGGTTCCCATCCAGAGTAGCAATAGTGAATGCGAGAAGATCTTGAAGTATTGCATCTCTATTAAAACTACCACTCCACTGAACAAACCCTCGCTCAATAGATGGTCTGGTTACATATGTCATATTTGATGATCCATTTGCGACCTTTGCGGTCTTAAATAGAATATCATTATGCTTGTACGCTATTCTTGATGACCCGATATTTATCCCTAGTGCGATATCGTTATCTGCAAATATATTCACGGCATTAGTTGAAGCCTTGATGTTGGTCTCTGTGAATATTGTTTCTAGGGGCATCAAAGCGGATGATACCCAGTTGTTATCTAACTTGTATAGATATGCCATTAGTTCTCCTTAAATTGTAAATACTGAGCTTTTGTAACATCAAAGCCAATAGAGTAAGAATTTCCTATCGTAAACTCATCTATAGACACAAAACCATTGTCTTCCAGTCCCTCGACAGGCCAAGGAGTAAGTGCATTGTTATACTCTGCTCCTGTAATGGTTGTTGATATCTCACCGTTCGCCCCATCAAAAGACAATGCTTTTGCTTGACTCGTAGGTGTATCTGCGTCTATTTGAGTCCCTCCGATTGTAATAATATTGCCTGCAATAGCTAGTGAATTTGACTCTTCCCCAGAGATCATAAACATTCTATTACCGTATGATACCGAAACTGTACCACTTAAGCCAAGAGTCTGTGCTGAAATCATTGCTGCAACAACTCTAACATCAAAGGCTATACCTACATCAAAAGCTGACTCAAATACTATCATTCCGAAGTGCTGGAACGCCTTGTCGTGCTGTATATTCGTATCCATAGTAGCACCCATCATGTAAGAGAAGGCTGTATCATCGGAGACTATATTGTGCTTGAGACCGCTTCTGTACTCGATGGACCCTCCATCAAAACTGATTGTAGCTGTTTTTTCCTCGTCCTCAATCATCATCACAATAGTGAAGCTCTCTGCTCCAAGTGCGATACTTTTTATATCCACATTTTTGTTAGCATAAACACCTGTTGCTATTTTTCTGTATATAGATACATTTTTCTCAAAAGACTTTTTCAATATAGCAATGGAACTTGGTCTAGGAATGTATGTCCCCTCAAGAACATCAGTACCAGACAAGTCATCAAACATAATTATGCCCTTCGATGAAGAGGTGATAGACATAATATTGTTTGTCTCATCAAGATACTTTTCGTGCATGACATCTTCAGAAAATAAAGCATTTCCTTCCATGGAAACAAAAGATGAGTTGGCTGTCTTTGATGGCTTGAAAGTTCCGATAGATCCATAGACTAGAAAGTCTTTAATCTTATTCTCATCGATGGAACTAATATACTTACTGAATAAGTATGGCAAATCATCAGGGGAGGATACCACTTCTTTCTTCGCATAGTTGATATAGTACACTTTGTCTTTTCGGATATTGTATATTGCAACAATGTCGGTATCTTTATATGAAAACATAACTGAGTATAACAAGTCTTTAGTGTCCCTTCTTACCCCGGTTATTCCATAAGTAGGCTCCTCTAACAATCTACACAACATAATATAATCACTGAAATTCGATATGTTTATTCCTGATACAGTAATTTGGTCAGGGTTTATGGCAAAAGTAACGCCTCCAAAATCAGTAGCATGATCCTGCGTATCTAATCTTGAGGAGTCAGTAGAAATGACAAGAGCATCTTTGCTAGATAGGCTTTTAACTTCTGTCTTGGTGCCATTCTTCACAGTCAACTCTTCTGCAATAAAATCAACACTGTCAAATCTATACAGAGGAGACAAAAAGTCACCACCTGTAAGTTGCTTAAAGCTACTGGTATTCCCCTGCATGAGCTGAGAGTGCTTTATCATAGATGCTGTTTTTATACTGAACACATATCTATTGTTGGAAGCAGACATATATCCTTTTTTACCAAATACTATTTCTCGTGTATCAATAGGCTCCACAGTTTCATCTCCTGTTGCCAAGTCAGTAACATAGAAGCTACCAATCTCACCTGAGCTATTGACTTTTGAGACATCTGCGTTTAAAATTCTCTCAGGTAGATACCTGAACTCATATCTCTTTTCTACTTTTCTGCCAAAAAAGTCTCTACAATTAGACACAGATATACAATGAAGAAGCTTATCTGTCTCTCCATCAACGGCACTGAAGTAATCAACCTTCCCTTTAATCAAAAGGTTTTCTTTGAGGTCATATATGGTCATTGAGTTGTGTTGAACTGCTGGGAACAAGAGTGTTATCTCAGAATAGATGTTGCGGTCACGAGCTGCATTAAAGACATATGTCTTATACTCCTCATCACGGCTGTGCACCAGGTAGTATTGCATAGACATACTCAACCCAAAGAATTCAAGTATTCCATTGTTGTAGAAGTAGTCCGTCCCTGCAATAGAAACAGCTCCATCCTCTTTCAATTCAAGGTCTTTGAGTTGTTCGTTTTGTCTAAAGATGTAGTGGTTCTCAAAATCTTGAGGTGGAATAATCACAAGACTTAGACCCTCGCAATCCCCATCTAAATTAAAGATGTTGAAGTATCCATCCACTGTGTCCGGAACCACTTTCCCATTTACTGATGTCAAAGTAGGCATATAAGAAGTTTTCTTGTTACCTTTCTTGTAGTAGTAATTAACATCATTGATTGTCAACTCAACAGATATAGGTTGTAGCTTGAAGTTGGACAGGACAGCTCTATCTGAAATCTCTTGCTTGTCCTGAATGACTTTGAACTCTATTGTTGTACCCTCTTGAAAACTGTCTATTGTAATTGCGTTATTTACGATATCTAAGATTACTTTCTTTGACAAAATAACAGACACTTTTTTCCCGATAAGATGATACTCATCAGTTTCCTCTGTGACAGCAATCTTATGGGAGTTGTAGAAACCATACAGAGAAACTTGTGCAGCTTGGTCAAACTCACTAAGGTCTATTTCTATATAGAAAAACTCGTCAAGGTTATACTTGAACTCTATTTGGATACTGTGTCTATAGTGGCTATAACTCGGTGTTATCTTTGTCACTATCCCAGATGCAGGCGTATACACCTCATTTGTTGGTAGTATGTACATTAATGGTATCATTCAATCTTCCTTATTCAAAAGTTACTTGGTAAATTATGCCGTCAAGAGCAAGTGCTTCATCTATTCCAATATCGGCCATGACTAAATCAATATCATAGACCACTTTTGGTTCAGACGTATAGCTCTCATGATCTTTCCAGTAGACAAGACCTTCCCCTCCAAGAGCAAATATGTATTTATCTCCGAATGGGCTTATGAATTCTCTAGCTTCTCCAAAGTCAATGATTTTGAAATCGCCTTCCATATCTTTCATTCGTGGAACAATGCTGTTCACGCTCTTGATACTCATTACTACCCTCGTGAGGTTCTCTTTTGAGTATTTTGTTGGCAAGAAACGCTTCGTCCTATACATTTGTATATACGATCCATCTGATACAATCTTACTTAGAGGATAGTTCTGAAGCATAGCCATACTATATACAGCAGCGTCACTACCATCTTTCTTTACAGTTAAGCTACTATCGTCAAGAGACACATGAACTTTGTATGGCTCATTGTTATTGTTGAACCCTAGTATCTCACTAGAGACATCTGTATCGCCTGCTGATATCTTTACTTGTGCATCAAACACACCTACTGCAACTGATAATAGATTATACTCTGTTTCCTCTTGTAGGGTGTTGTTCATGAGTAGGTATTGCTTGCTCATAACATCATCTGCCAAGCTTGACTCGTAATAGTCATATACCCCCAAGGCAACTCTCTTATATCCCTCTAATGACTTGTAATGGTCATGGAGAAGGATATCAAAAGACGCTATCAGTAGAGGGAAACTTACAATGTCTAAATTCATTGTATTGTCTATCTTCAACTTCTTCATTTTATAGTCATATGCCAAAGTAAGTGCTTTCTGTCCATTCTTGGTGATAGACATAGAGAAGGCATATATCTCACCATCAATAACGACGTTGAGTGCTTTATTTACGGACAAGGTATCTACTACTGCGAACTCGCCTGTATTTACTCCAAACAGCATCTTCCCATACTTACTGTATAGCTGTGCTCCTGCCTTCATGTTGTTAATGTTCATCATAGCATCGACATCATGACCTATCTCATAAGCTGAGTCGTATGCATCACTCACTTGAAGATCAGAGTAGTTAATCTCATACTCTTTTCTTAGCTTGCCAAAATAATGCGTATCATCATCACCAACATACCCTTTGAACCCAGTCTTTGCATCTGCCATTAACTGCTCAAATATGTTAGGCATAAGCATTGTATTCTGAACACGCTCTACCTTCTTTGAATATACAATATCTCGTGCTTGTAGCATCATCTCGTCGTAAGAGAATGAAAGTTTTCTTTGTGCGTCCAAGATATGCTCTACGATGTATCTCATACCTGGGTTGTCATTTATGGTTGATGTTTTTATAGAGCCAACAACTATAGCCATATACGCATCATGCATATACTGCTTATAGTCATCATCCCAATCATTTGAGTCAAAGAATACCTTCTTGTCATAGATAGCTCGATATCCATCTGTCATCTCTCTGGACAATGTAACTACATCGTTATCAACATATGTTGTAAACTCTGCATTGTCTATTGCCTCTGCAGGGAAGAAATCTTCGCCACAAAAATACCACTCGCCATCAAGAGTATGTCCAAGAGATACTGTTGCAATGATTTCGTCTGGCTGACGGTAGATGTATGCGACCTGCTTCATCTTTTTGAGCATCTGATTTAAACTTATCTCAATACCAAGCTCATCTATACTCTCTTCTATTGACAGGACAAAATCTTCTCTACATGAGTTTGTCATTTCCGGCTGCATGTTAAATACGGGCATAATGGCAGCAAACTCTTGTGAGCTTAGTGTATTGTTCGTATTGATAAGGTTGAACCCAGATATCTCAGACACAAGAGACTTTTGATACATCTCGTACGCATCGTCAAGTTCACCATTGTATGTTCTATACATTGGACCTTGGAATAGTTTTTTAGATGGGTTGTTTATAACATCATTTGCGTTGAACTTTAAGTACGAAGAAGTGAACAGTTCTGATCCTACAATTTTCTTAATTATCTTATCCCTGTCTGTTTTACATGGCAGGTCGCCTTTTGTTATAACATCCACATACTCAAGATGACTGCTCTTTTGGAGAACCTCGTTTATGTTGCCGATAAGTCCGATAGTTACAGTGAACGCTTGTTGCGGTGTAGATATTGTATCGTTATACACAATCCTATTCTGCATGTTTAAAATTCTGTATTTCGTGGAGGCTACTCCGAAATCAACAAGCATATTATATTCATCTTGCCCCAAGTAAGAGTATATACGCTTCAATTTGGCTTTCATCATAACTTTTATCTTGTCTGCAAAAATGCCTGCAGAACCACTATCTACAAGATCTTTAAATTTTGCATCATTAGATATCTTGACTGCCCCATGTGAACTTGTCACGGTCATATCAGTTAAGTCGTCACGTCTATCAACAATCGCACGTTCAAAAACATAACTGTCTTTAAATAATCCGTGGAAAGAACTCAGTGCGATATAGTTGTCTGGTTCAGTGACTCCGACAGGACTCATCACTTCTAAAAATGAAACCAAGAATGGCTCTTCTAGGATATATTGAGTAGCAGACAGGTACTGATCGCCATCTCTTGAAAAGATAGGACCCTCTGGTGCATCAAGTGGGTTAGACAGCATTGTATATCTTTGCTCTCTCTGACTACGTTGGTGTACAAGCTCATACTCTTGACCTGGATCAAGTACAATGTCAAAATCGTCGATGTCTGTCTTTACAAAGTTTTTGTCATCATACACTGCACGTTTAATGTCGTACTTATATTTTGACACATTCACTCTCACTCTAAAGTCAGATGTGTTCTTCACGACAGTCAAGTTCGTTGTGTTCTCTACAATTATCTCGGACATAAGTCTATTTTTTCCATACGAGTTAATTTCGTCTGCATAGTCCTGATGAGTAAAAGGAACAAGTTCGCCTGCATATATACCCATCTTCATTGTCTTTGTGGATACATCATGGAAGATTAGCATATACCCATCTAGGTAATCATGTGTGCCTGTTATATCCATTCTGTCAACATAAACCATTTTGTCGAACTCGAAACCTTCAATACCATCCACGCCAGAAAGGTCTATACCGAACAGTGAGTTAACTGTCGAAACCGTAGTAGAAGAAACAACCTCGTTCTCGATGGTATCAAGCACTGCTGCTACTGCCTGCTCATCAAAGATTATATCATTCTTGTAATATATTTTTCCGTCAAGTTTCTCAAGTCTACTTCCTTGGAGTTGTTTTGATACAGCATGTATCTCTCCGTCGTAATTTACAAATGCGATCTCTATTGGCAAGTTACTGTCAACTGTCTTTCTAGTGAAGTACATTGATATCCCTGCAATACCATTTATCTTCTTTTGCTCTACATAGGTAAGTCCTATGGCTTGGTCCATAATCGTATAAAATCCGGCCATTATATAACTCCTTGAGTGTTGTATATTTTGTTCGGTGCCTGAGTCATCTTGTTCATGAGATTAAGATTTCCGACATGATGTCTGTATTGGTATTTTTTTACCATCTCTATAATGATGTCTGGCTCAGCTCTGTTCTCTGCAGCATAACGATCACTAGCATCTGTAGGCAAATTACCAAAGGAGAAAGATGCAACTCTTGTCGTGTCAGCAAGCTTTATGGATATCTTTTTTCTTAGTGTACCATATGCCACCGCATCTATTGTTGACCTAGCTATAAACATTCTTCTGCCATCAACAAAACTTACAATATCGAATACTTTATCC